GATCCTCATCGCCGCTCAGCTGGAAGCCGATATACTGGATGAGTGAGTGGCCGGCCATCCGGCTACCGTATAGTTGATAAACGTAATGTTCAAAATCGCGCCGGGGGCGCGCCGGTGTAAAAAAAAAACTGTCAAGCGGGGATGCCCTTACGGGGGGCTCTTAAGAAGGATGGCCGAGGCGGCCGCCGCGTTATAAAAAAAAAGCGCTTAGGGCGCGGGTCACTGCTCGATGGCGCACTCGGCCATCAGCTTGCGGATTGGGTCATTGTCCGGCCCGCTCTCGTACGTGCGGAAGGTGAGGGCTTTAGCCTGGAGGGGCTTGCCGGTCTCTGCTGAGCTCTCGGCGAACTCCACGGTCAGCGGCAGGCCCTTCACGTCACGCTCGAAGCGTGTGGTCATTTGGCCATCGGGAGCCTGCACTTTCTGGCCAAGGCACTCGTAGATGGCTTTGCGAGTCTTGTAGTTCATATTTTTAGGGACGACGTTGAACGTTTTGTCGTGAGGGTCTTTCGGGTCGGGCACTTCGCACACCCATATGACCGCCCCGACGTCTTTCCCCCGGGTCCCCTGCGTGTACCCAACAACCGGAAATTCTGCGTCGTACTTTGGCTTTATTTTTAGAAGGTTTGCCGAGTGGTAGTTGCTGTACCCATAGCGGTACCCGGCCGCGTCTTTTCGCGCAATCGCTCCTTCGTAACCCTCTGCAATGAACTTTTTCACGAGCGCATCTAACTCTGCCATGCTGCCCACCGGAAAGTTCTCAACGCGGAGGATGTGGGGGTGAGGCCTCCCCCCCGCGTCGGCCGCCATAAAGAAAGCGTCAAGGTAGGCCTGGCGATGGCGGCTTTCCATGTCATGGCCGGCGGCCTTTGCATGAGGAAAGAACACATCAAAGATGTGGAATTCAAGATGGCGGTCGTCGTCGCCCCGACGCGCCTGTCCTGAAATTCTGTTGAGGGGGGTGCCGTGGAGGTAGAGCTCGCCGTCAAAGTAAGGAATGGGCCCGGTTGCGACCGGCCCTGCGCCGTAGGCGGCAAGGACGCACCGGTCGCGCTCAGTTGTCGGCGCCGCTGGCGTGCCATACTCGCCGGGTTTGACCGGCGGCACCGCCGCAAACATGGGCAGCATTTCGGCCACGATGTGGTCTTTGCCCGGAAACTCGGTGCCCGTTCGCGAGTAGCGGACCAGATGCGGGGTCGGGCGCCCATCCCCAGTATTCTCGGGGGGGGCTTGTGCGTAGACGACGAAGTGGACGCCATCCAGCTTGCGTTGGACTGTGATGCCGGAGACAAAGTCCGCCGGTTTGAGTACTGCTTCACGGGAATCGCCAATTTTCTTAACGAGCATCGGGGGCGGCTTTGCGTCAAAAGTGTTAAGGGATGTCTTTTCGCTGGCGGCCTCATCGGCGGCCTCAGCGGCGGCCTCATCGGCGGCCTCAGCGGCGGCCTCAGCGGCGGCCTCAGCGGCGGCCTCAGCGGCGGCCTCAGCGGCGGCCTCGCCGGTGTCACCCCGCTTGAGTTGCTTGTTATAAAGGCCGAGGGCGTCACGGAGTGCCTGCGTAATACAGTTTGTTGCGTTCTTTTTGCCAAGATTTTTTCCGACGCTGACGTAGGTCGGAAAGATGTCGCGAACCTTCCCCCCTTTCTGCGCGGCTTTAACGGTAATCTCGGCTTTGTACCCGTCGAGGTCGGCCGCCGGCTGGTCAAGCATAGCATCGGTAATCACGGCGTACTCGCCACCCTGCGGGGGGATGAGCCGCACACGAATCGTCCAGAAGAGTGTTGCGCCGCGGGCGCTAGCATAGGCGAGCGTGGGGAAGACAAACTCGGTACGACCCTCGGCAAACTTTCCCGGGATGGTGCCGGCCTCAATCGCGATCCTCATGTTGGCGATGTGGACCGGCGCAGACGCCATTGGTCGTGCAGGTACTAGGACCACCGCCCAGTTCAAATCCAGATCTGCGCCACGTAATTGAATCCACAAAACATATTATATACTCCCGCGCCTGCGCGACATGTCCACAGCCAGCGCAAAGCCGACGCTGGAAACCCTCGTGACGCGCTACCGGCGCCAAGTGGGCCGCGACGACGGCTCAACCCCCGAGCTCGAAGTTCGCATCCAGGACGTCGACTACGCCAACTTCGCAGCAATCTACGAGGCGCTCCAAACCAAAAAAAGCGGGGACGGTCACCCGTTTGCCATTGGGGACGGCGCGCTGACCCAGATGGTGAGCTCAATCATGGACGTGCGCGGGGCGGCCCGCGGGGAAGGCCCCCAGCGCCACTTGCGCCCAATGAGAATTCGCGAAATTTTCTTTGAAGCTGGCCGCCGGGTGCGGGAACAGTTTATAAGAAAAGAGCCGATCCTAATCCCCTTCCGGGTGCCGAGCACCAGTGGCCTCGCCTACACGGTCGCGCTGTCGGCCGAGCGGCTCGACGACCACGGCTTCAGCAGTGATGAGGGCGCGGTGATCCGCGCAAAGGCGCGCGTGAGTTTTGCCCTCACGCTGGTCGGGGTTTCCGAGATGCGTCCCGAGCTCCACTGGCGCATCGACATGACGGTGACGCGCCAAATCATGGGCAGCGACGCGGGCTCGTCGTTGAAACAGATCGTCGCCCAGATGTTTGCGACGGCGCCGCCCATGTCGCCGGCGACATTCCTCACGGCGCTGCGCCTCGACGATGACGCCAACCCTGCCCCCCGCCAGCTTTACCGCTACGAGGTCGAGGCCGAGTTTATGGGGCCCGCCGACGTCCGCGACGCAATCCGGCCCGCCGATGTCACCGCCGCCGCCGAAGCAATCCTACACCTCGCGAACCCCGAGTACATGCGCGAAGCAATTATGCAGGCCGAGGTCTACCGCGCGGCAAAGTTAATCGTGAAAGCGCCGGGGTACCTGCGCCGCTTCCAGCATGAGCTCGGCTTAAAACGGATGTTGCCGTCGGCGCTTGCAATCACGCGCGCCGACTACCGAGGTATCTATCCGCCAAAAGGCCTGTACCTCACAGAAAAAACCGATGGCAAGCGTGCGCTTGCGGTCGTCCATGACGGCCGGGGCGTAATTATCTCTGACCGCCTCATTGACGGTTTTGCGCCAAATGCCGGGGTAAATATTTCCGACCCCATTTATGCCGGAGACACAATCCTCGATGGGGAGCTCGTCATCGATGGGTCGGACACCACGTTCTACGCGTTTGACGTAATTGCCATTGCGGGCGAGGACGTGACGCCCGACGGCTTCAAAGAGCGGATTAGCCGGATCGCCGAGGCTGTCGAGATCATGCGCCAGGTGGGCATGCCTGTCAGCGCGAAAAGCTACACCCGCCTCAGCAGCGACCGGCCCGCCGACCTTGCACGCGAAATCAGCGCCGTGTACGACAAACCGCACCCCTACAAGACTGACGGGCTCATATTTGTTGAGCCGGGAAAGCCTTACAGTGTGACGTCAACCTACAAGTGGAAGCCGGCGGCCCACAACACCATTGACATGCTCGCCCGTCGCACGCCGGCGAGCATCCTTGGAAAGGAGCCCTTCGTCGATCTGCCCGGCCACAAGGTCCACTTCCTATTTGTCGGAATTAACCCCGACCTCTACGACGCGCTCGGCCTCCAGTGGTGCCCCGGATATGCCGACCTCTTCGGCACTGAGCCGCGGCGCGGCCGCGGCGCCCGCGGCCAGGCCGACGACAGCGGCATGAAAACCGGCAGCTACTTCCCAATCCAGTTCTCGCCCAGCGACGCCCCGCTCGCCTACGTCTACCAGCACCCCGACGACTCGCCCCATGGCGCCGAGATTGACGGGCTGATTGTTGAAGTCCGCTGCGCCGGCGGCTGTATCGCCGCCGGTGGCGGCGCCGCGCTCGTCGACTGGGAGCTGACCCGCGTGCGCGAAGACCGCCGCCGCGAGCTCGCAACAGGGTGTTACTTTGGCAACGACTTCTACACGGCCGAGCTCATCTGGCTCAACTATGTTGACCCTTTCCCCATCGAGCAGCTCTGGGAGGGGCCCGCGCTCGACTACTTCATGAAGCCCAAGAATGGTATATACCGCGCGCAGACGGCCGTCATCAGTTTTGTTAAAACGCAGCGCATTGCCGCGCTGAAGCACGCCGGCTGGGTAGTTGATGTTGGCATCGGCAAGGGGCAGGACCTTCACCGTTACCTCGACGCCGAGGTCCAGCACCTCATTGCCGTCGATCGGGACCGCGCCGCCCTTTCTGAACTGGTGCGCCGCAAGTACAATTTCGCGAAGCGTGGCACGACCCCGGGAAACACCCATGCGGATGAAAATGGGCGCGGCGCTGCCCGCCGCGGGCGTGACGGGAAGTCGCGCACGGCCACCACAATCCATGTCCTTGCCGCTGACGCCAACGAACCCTTCGGCCAGACACTGAGTAAGTTTGAGTCTCTTGGCCTCACCCCCATGTCGGCGGACGCCTTTGTCTGCAACCTTGCCGTCCACTATTTCCTCGCAGACGTCTCCTCAATGCGCAACTTTGTCGCCCTCGCCCGCGGGTCTGTTAAAGTCGGTGGCCAGGTTATCCTGACCGTCCTCCTCGGCGAGGCCGTCCACGCCGCCTTTACCAGTGACCGCACCGCTCTTGGCGAGTCCTGGGACATCTTTGAGGGGGGTGGCGCTGCCCCGCCGACGCGAAAATTCTCGCTGCGACGGCTCTACGCCAGCGAGAAACTTGAGGCCGCTGGCCAACGCATTGGGGTACTCCTTCCTTTCAGTGAGGGCCGCTACTACGAGGAGTTCCTCGTCAACACAAAAGCCCTCACGTCAGAGTTTACCTCGCGGGGCTTTAGCCTCACGGCCTCGACCAACGCCGCGAAGAGCATCCCGGACTTTGAAGCACGTAACCGTGCGCTTGCAGGGATTCTTACTGAGGGCGACCGCAAGTGGCTCTCTTTCTATGGGGATCTAATCTACCAACGAGTTAAGTAGTATTTATTGGGCCTGCAAAATTGAATGTTTTTTTGTGCAACAACCAATTGGTATGAACCAAGTCCCTTCGGGGGCAGACCTCCGCCAAAAGAAGACAGCCCCAGCCTCGGAAGCATACCTCGAGGGGGTGAAAGAGTACCTCGACACGAAGAAAACATGCAGCCAGCATCCCATCTTCTACATCGCCCATTACCTAGAAACCGGCACCTACGGACATTACCAGAGATTCACGGACGCGATGACCATCTTTGGTTATGATATTATTGAGCTCCAAAACTACCGCGCTGCCGGCAAGACGGGCCTTGACATCGCTCGAGAAATTGTGTCCCGGTAGACTTTACAGATGTCATGCGGTGGTACTCCCAGCTAGCTGCGGGCGACCGCAAGTGGATCTCCTTCTATGGGGGGTCTGGCCACCAAATATTAACTGTTTTTTTTGTACAGTAACTAACTAAAGCGCCGATGCGGCCGGGCTCAATGTCCTAAAAAGGCCGACATCATACAGTCCACCCCCCATTGATTATATCGATAACGGGAATGCCTTCTTGAATGGGACCCCCTTCCGCCATATTGCCGATTACCTCAAGACAGTCAAAAAAAGCCTCCAGGCCACTGAGGTGGTGGACCGCAAGACGGGCAGTACACACCACGCCGGGGTAGTGCGAGCAAAGCTCGCCGATGCGCTGTTTTTGAGAAAACTTTTTTTACAAAACCGCCGATCCCCCAGACGCGGACCACATATTGGAGTGAATCTACTTTCCTCAAGCGGACTTTGGCCACACGCTTTTGAAGAAAAAATTGTCATTCGCTCTTTTTGAAGGACCCTACCTATGATAGTTCTGGTCGCAATGCCGCTCATTGACCGCGACGCTGCTTTAGTTGATGGCTGGGGCGCCGGCATTGCGGCGGTAGCCGCGGCGCACCCCGAGATCCAATTTATTAAATGCGCCGCGGTGCGCTCAGGGGATGATGCCGCCCAGCGGGCATGCAAAATAACCGGGATTGACATTGTGACGGTGCCTTGGTACGCGATCCCCACCGATAAACGTCACAATTATGACGGGGTGATGCTTAAACGTATTCGGCTCATGCGGGAGGCTGTCGAGCGGAGCGCAAATATAATATGGTATATTGACGCCGACATTCAGGTGCAGCCGACCTACTGGGTGGCCATAAGCAACCTGTTTGCCGCCGGCCACCCTGTTGTCGTGATCCCTTACGCCGTCAGATGGGCCGGCGGCATGCCGGCCGTATGTACATTGCAGGATTCAAAGCTATCGCTCCATGATGCGCGGAAGTTCCAGCCGGCCAACCCCAATATAACGTCGATGGTTATTGCCGGGGGCGGGTTTGGATGCACGGCGCTGGTGGTGGCAGTTGCCACGGAAATCCCCTTTAGTGTTAAAGAATTGGCCCTTTCTTCCGGGGGGTACGTCTGCGGCGAGGACATCGGTTGGTTCTTAAACGCAGTCCACGCGGGGATTAAAGTGCGGATGCCCCTGGGGCTCATTGCCAATCACCTTGGATGTGAGACCCCCCCTGAGCGTGCAAAAAGTGGAGCCCTTGATTCTTAGACGGCGTGGCCAGATCGGGGGCCATATCGGCGGTACTCCTGGCCGTGGGGCTTCTGCACGCGGTCCATGTCCCAGCGGCGGACGTGTCCATCAAGCTCGCGCCCGGCGGTACCCAGGGTATCCTCGATGTCACGGTCATACCCCTCCCGCCCCCCCTGCTGCCAAAAGGGGATTGACTCGCGGCGCATAAAACGTGTCCCGCCATTTTCTCGCCAAGAGCCCCCCCAGGCGTAGGCATCCCCGTAGGCCTGACCCGCGTGGATCTCGGAGGACCCAACCTTTGTTTCAGTTGCGGTCCAACCATCGCCCCAGTACTCGGCAAGGGCCTGCTCAGGAGTGCGGTGTGGGTCGCCCCGGCTCCAAGGCGAATCGTCTTCGCCGTAAAGAAAGACGTCACCATCGGTGGGAGGGTGAACCAGCTGGTCCTCGCGCAAGGCGTACAGGGGCCCCGGCCCGTTGAGGTGCTCAAGGCCAGGCGGCCGCAGGCTGTCAGAGACGAACATCCGCATATGGTAGGGTTCGTCGTCTTCGCCGACCCCATCGCGGGGGGCGCGTCGCTCAATATTGTGGGCCTGATCGCGAAGGAGGGAGAGGCGGTCTTCATAGAAAGCGTGATTTAGCCGCCGCACCTCATCCCAAAGGCCAACCGCAGGCCGGAGCGCGCCGCGTTGAGCGATAGGGTCCGAAGCGAGGACCTCGATCGCGCGCCCGGTGCCGCTGGAGTACTCGATCAAAGCATCATGCAGAGTCGCTAGCGTGAAGGCCCGCAGCGGGCCCGCCGGCACGCGGCGGGTAAAGAGATCGCGGAGGTAGGCAAGGTTCTGGGGCGACCGAAACTGGGCGATTACTCGATCCCGAAAGCGGGGTGGGGCCCGCGGGGTTTCGCGGCCAACGCCATAGAGTGCGGGAGAGTCCATGCCACTGCGCCCAGGACGAGCGTATACAGTCCCGCCAAAAAGTGGCGGCTGCGCCGGTCGCCGCCGAAAGTTTTGCGTCTGGCATGTAGTAAACCGGCGCCGCCGGCATTTCTCCATTGAAGCCGGCCGAACCTTTTATATAACAGAGCGCCGCCCCCTCACCAGAATGAAAAAAGGGGGTGAAAAAGGGCTGACCACGGTTGGCGGCCCAACCCTCAGTGCCCGGCCAGACAATTTTGGGCAGGGGAGACCCCCCCCCTGCCACGGCAGAACGGCCCCTCGTGAGGAGAGCGATGAAGACCGCCCGGTACTAACGGGGCCGCGGGTGCCGACCAAAACGTCGATTGGCATTATCCTGTGCCGCCGCAACGTCAAAACAGGGCGCCCCGAGGTGCTGCTTGCACACAAGCGGTACACCTACGCGTTTGCCGAGTTCGTCCACGGCCGATACGCGCGGGGGCGCGCCAGCTTCGCCATGACGCTCCGCAACATCACCCCCCTATTCGACCTCATGACGCGGGAAGAGCTGTTCGACGTCCTCTCCCTCAACTTTGAGCAGATGTGGTACCGCATCTGGCTCACGCTCGATAACCGCGACCTCTATAACAAAAAGTACGCCAAGTTCCAGTCCACTTTCATGCGTGAGGACGGGGGCGCTGCCCTCCGCCGTCTTGTTATGCTCGCTCGCGCCACCGGCGTTCTTCTCTGGGAGGTGCCAAGGGGGCGCCACCTCAACGCGCGTGAGGCCGACAGCCTCTGCGCCTCCCGCGAGCTGCATGAAGAGACCGGCGTCGAGAAGAGCGAGTACCGGTTCCTCCCAGGCGTCAAGCGCCGCGTCAGCCACGTCAGTGCTGGCACTCGCTATGTCTGCGCATACTACATCGCGCTTGCCAACCCGCACCTTGCAAATGCTGACGGCTACGACGACCCTTCCCGGCCAACCCTGCGCGACCTCAGCCACATGGCCGAGGTCAGCGAGGTCCGTTGGCACGACATTGAGCGAGTCCGCCTCATCGACAGCTCCGACTCACGGCTCGAAGCGCTCGTTGCGCCGGCCTTCAACCTCATAAAACAATATTTAAAGGGCCGGTGGGCCTCCCGCCGCCCCGTTATTGCCCCGCCAACCACAGCAGTCTTGCCGCCAGCCGCCGGCGCGGCGCGCGCCCCCGAGGAGGGGTGGCGCCCGGCGCAGAAGGGTGCCCGCGCCAGCAAATTTTGCAAGCAAAATAGCGGCAGCAGGCCGCGGCCCCCGAGAGGTGAACAGTGCAACGACCGGTGTAAAGGGGGCGCCAAAAAATAACTGGCCGCACGAGTTCACCGCCTCGGCTTATTTTGCCGCTGCGCCGGGGCAAGGACGTGCTGCCAGAGGATTGCCGCGCAAAGGATGTCATGTGCCGTCTGATGAAGGAACCGGCGCGCCTCGTCAAGACTAATCACGCGAAGGTCGGCCTCAATTTCATTTGCCGACCCGATGCGGCGGGTGCCGTATCGGGCGGGCGAAGCGGCCGGGGTGTAGTGCCAGGAATCGGCCATGAAGTTTCGCACATCAGTTGATCCAGCAAAATGTTCAGGGTCGTGGTAGTACCGGCACGTGGCACCGGCGCACCCTTGGCGCCGGCAGTCTTTAACGCGTGCCGGCGCCTCATAGGTAACTGAGCCCGCACTGCGTGGGGGGGGGCGGTAGATGTGCCCCAGATTCGCATGGAGGACGCACCCACCGACCCGCACGGCAAAGTGGTTCCAATGCGGGATATAGTAGATGTCGCCGCCTGTAATGCCCGCAAAGATGTCAGGCGCATTTTTTAACGCAGTTGGAAGGACGATGGCGTCGATGGCAATACTTCCAATAATATTGACAGACAGTCGGGCCGGGACGAGCGGGGCGAGCGGGGCGGGTATAGGGTGTGGCATATGCGTCGCAGCGACTTTTGCCCAGGCGACCGGCGCCGGATCTGGCGGCCTACTAGCCGCTGCAGATCCGTCGGCTGCCCGTGGCTGCGCACGGTTGAGACCCTCCTGGGCGACTTTGAGCTCGGCCCGGTGGAGCGCCTCAGCAGCGGCGCCATTTTTGACCACCAGTGCTGTGAGCTTCTGGAGATCCATGTAGAGCTGGCGCAAGGTCAAGATCGCGCCCGCGCGGGTCTCAAATGTTGTGATGTTAAAGATTGGGCTTTCCTGGCGGGTGCCCTCGATGACTGCACACAGCGTGCCCACAATGCGGTGGATTGAGCAGACCCGCGCATCGAGTTCACTCGCTAGGTCCGGCAGGTGATCGGCCACTTGCGCCGGTGGGGGCGGCAGATCCATCATCAGTATGGCACAAAATGGTGTCTCTCTAAGTATGTCCTGACAGTCGCAAATTACTAGTTTCCGTTGGGCTGCGATGCGCGCGCGTCTTTTTGGCTGAGAAGATACTCGAACAGCCGCTTGCGCCGGTCCCGATCGTTATCTGTGTCTTGGCGTGCAAAGTCTGTTTCGACTTGTTTTTGCATTTCAATAAAAACCTTGTCTTCCTCAAGGAGCTGCTTGACAAGGGAGGCGCGGTACCGCCGAATAACATTTTCGTCCGAATGCCGGTTTTCTTCTCGGTGCAGGAGGACAAGGTACTCCGCCTGCAGCTCGAGGAATTCCTCCCGCGTGTCTAGTTTTGCCGTTGCGTGCTTCAAGAGGTATTTCTCGAAAGCCTTGGCGCTAAATTTTCGCATCTGGACCATCCAGCGGAGGACAATCGGAAAGCTTATGTTGAAATCTTTATAATCGGTCTGGAGCACCTCAAGAAGCCTATCGTTGGCGGCGTCGTCCTCTTTGGCAACTTTTGACTCGGTGACGCGCTTCCAGATCTCCCGCGCGATTTTGATTATCTCGGCAGGAGTTGCGTGCTGAGAAGAAGACACCGAGGCTTCGACCGGAACCTCCCCAAATACAAACTGTGAACCGTCGTTGGGTTGAAAATTTGACATTGTTTTGTCTTGTGAGGCAGTATAGCCTGCGCCACAACTCTTCAAAATACGCGCTTGACACAAGCTTTCTACTTGTCGACAACAAAGTTGTTGATATTGTGGCCTGACTGTGACGCCTCCGAAATCCGGGCACGTTTCATAAATCCTGTGGCGGGAGACGACGTAAATTTGGGACTGTAGGGTTTAGCGCATTTAAGTTGCGCAACTGAGGCATACGAGGGGATTTCGGCATCAGTTTCGTCCATTGCGCCTCCAACAAAATCACTATCAATAATAAAATCTCCAAATGATGCGACTAAATGATGATGGGCGCCTCCGATGGCGTCCTCGCCTGCATCCGCTTCTGTGTCCTCGTCTGCGCCCTCGCCCGCTTCTTCGTCCTCGTCCGCTTCTTCGTCTGCGCCCTCGCCCGCTTCTGCGTCCTCGCCCGCTTCTGCGTCCTCGCCCGCTTCTGCGTCCTCGTGTCTGACTTCACTGGCGCTGTCGCTACCATCCTCGCTCTCGTCGGCAGTATCAAACACGGTAACGACCGCCCCCCAGTCGAGAGCCTTTGACGCACCACCATTTTTAAGCCCGCCCTGCGGGAAAGCTATCTGGGGGTACTTTTTAACAAAACGATTAAGGCTGGCCGTAAAGTCCTCGTAATACCCGTCGGGTGTCACGCGCTCGCCAAACAACAAGTCATCGTCCGGAACCGACACTTCGATCGGTTGGGGCATGTTGCTGAGGGATGTAAAGCCTGTAAAGCCGGGGTTATATGCAAGCAGGAGATCTTGGGGACTTGCGTGACTTTCCATCACGCCCTCTATTCTCCAGATATTGGGTGCGGGTTCTTATGGAGCGGGCGGATCTTCACCGGGACAGCATTGCAGAAAAAAAGTGGATGCCTAGATACCCGCTGGGCACATTGCCGTCCTAGCCGCCGTCGAGCGTTCTGAAAGAAGCGTCACAACCCTCGGGGCGCGCCGGCTGGGGACCGGCGGGCTGGCTGAGCGCCTCTCGGCGCGTCAAAACAATATTGTAAATATGGTGGAGGACCTCTTCGTTTGCCTCAGTCACGGCGTCAAGGTCAATGTCAACTTCCTTATTCCCGCCAGTTTCCATGACAACGTTGGATCCAATCTCCATCATGACGATGGAAAGGATGGCGAGTTTTGTCTCGCGGTTGAGTATGCCAGCATTCTCAACAATAAAGCTTTTTTGTTGGCTAATGCTTGGCGTGCGGGGAGCATTTTCTTCTGCGGCAGCCGCCGACGCTGAAACCATTACGAGAGGACTGCTCGTAGCCTGGTGTTTACTCGACTGGCAGCTGCGTCCAAAAGAGGGGTGGGCCCGCCGCGGGCCCGCAATCAGCGAACGGCAAGGCGCTGCGCCGACCGCATCACGCTCCAGAGGTTGATGTGGCTGTTGATCAGATCCCGCGAGCTGTAGACAAGTATAAGCTCGCGGGTTGCAACAAGGAAGTCGAGTATGTTCTTCAAGATCTCGGCAAAGACGGCGCGGGGGGTGCCATCAACAACTACCCAGGCCGAGGGGGCTGCAACCCCCTCGCCACGCGCAACGGCGACGAGCGGCGACGAGCGGTGGAGGGCAAGAGACCGCGACCAGACCCCTGTGACCGGGACACTCTCCCCGTCAACCACCACGCGACGGACGATGTCGAGTGCGCTGACCGCCTTGACGCCGGCCTCAAGGGGCTGCAAGGCGTGGGGGCCACTCCAGACAGGACCACCCTCCCACGCAAGGAATTCAGAGTCCTTGCCAGGCGCATTTGGCGCCCCGGCGCCGGAGTCGCGAAAGGCGTAGAGAAGGAGCTCAAAGAACCACAAGTCGGCCTTTCGTGTCTTAATCAGGGCGGCGCGCGCCTTGAGCTCGGACTCGACCGCGGCGAACATTGGCGCCAACTCGGCGCGGGCGCTTTGATCGAGCGCGCCGCGCAGCCGATAGGCACGCGCCGACTGATCGCATACCAGTAGGGCGCCGACGACGCTCGCCTGGGAATGCATAGGCGTGTGTGAAGCATGCAAGACGCGAACGGCAATTTTTTGGCCGACGGCAATTGATTCAACGGCCTTTGAGGCGAGGACCGCCACGACGGACCGCGCCTTCGGGGCCTGCCCTCCAGGCGGCTGCCCTCCGGGCGGCTGTTCGGCGGGCGGCTGTTCGGCGGGCGGCTGTTCGGCGTCAAGGTTGCCATAGTTCGGCGCGCCCTCGTAAACGCCGACGAGCATCTGCTGATGGCTCACAATTTCGACGCCGGTGAGGATGTCCCAGCGGCTGAACACCGCAACGTCGGCGAGAAACCGGACATCGATATACCCTTCGCCAGAACCGTTTGTGCGCACAATGTGGCAGGCACTTTTGTCAAGAATCGACTTGATGCCCAGAATGTAGGCGCCTTTGAAACAGCGGCCGGCGTACTTGTCCCGAACCGCGGCAATTAAATGTCGTTTGTCGGCGCAGAAATCGATGGGGTTGGCAACGTCTATCGTCCCGTCAAAACATTTTTCGAACTCCATGATGTCCGAGCGCGCCCGGGCCGAGGATGTTTTTGCAAACATCAGTTCAATTTCACGGCCAAAAAGCGTGACGGGCCAGATGCGCCTAAACGGCGCTGGCCGCCTCAGCCTTGCTGTCGACCCTACCAGTTTTATCAATTAGCCCCGATATTGACGGGGGGCAGTCATTGAAGAGGTAGAGCCAGCGGAGGCCAGTGGCCATCCCATCGACCGGCCCCCGGGAATCCTCCTCAAGCGCAAGGAGATGGAGGCGCAGCGTGTCGCACATCTCGCCGGCACTCGGGAAGCGCTTTTGGGCCGCACGGTCAAACTTTGTGGCATAGTCTAGCCGCGCTGTGAGCGCGATGGCGCTGCCACCGTGGACTTCCCCGCCGCAGCCACCCCGTGTTTTCTGCGGCGGAGCCCCGGCACGGGCAGTGGCCTCACGGAGGAGACGGATGTAGGCCCCAAGCTCTTCACGGGGCCGTGTTTCGCAGACAGCGCCGCGGGCCAAGTTGCGTATGTCGCCCCGGTTTGCCATGGTGCTCAGTTTCTGGACTGGCGGACGGAGTTTAAAGCGGGCCTTAGCTTCTGCGGCAAATGCCTCGCCACTGGCGTCTCCCGTGGGCCCCAACGACATGACATACCCGACAACAATGTTGTTCTCATGGTGGCGGCGCCCAATGGCAAAATTGGCGCGGCTTGCGTTATACCAGCGCGCGCCTGCCGCGTCGTACAGGCTTACGGCCTCAGGGGTTACGTAGCCGACAATCTCGTCGGGGTCCTTCGATCGCCCGCCCCGAAACACGCGTGTCGCAGCTGGCATTGCTGCGTCGGCGGCCGTGACGACGACGCGGAAACGGCGGTACAACTCACGCATGCGCGCGTCATCAATAGTCACCCGTTTGTCGGCGGGCGCTGTCACAAGCCGGCGGATGAGTGTGTAGTGGAAGGCCGCGCCGTACTCAACAAGAGAGAGCTCGGGCGTCGACAAGGCGTCAGACCGCAGGTAGTCCCGCTCAAACTCGCGGAGACGCACCTCCCAGTTCTGCCCTGATCGTTCCCTGCGGATGTAGTCGGAGATGCGCACCGAGACGCCCGCCGGCGGTGCTGCGCTGCGCAAATAAGACTCGATGTCGAGCGCGGGGTCGCCATTGGGCTGTGCACGCGCCGCAATATAGAACTGGCTGGCCTTCACAATGAGCATGGGGGGGTCGCCAGCAGGCCGCCGAAGGCTTTTGAGTGCGAGCGCAAAGTTCCCCTCATCAAAGGCGGCGGGGTTAAAGCTCACGCCACGGACGGCGCCCCCACGGATGGCAGCCCACAAGTCGTCGTAGGTCCAGACGGCGCGCGCTTTGAAGAGGACGCGGCAAACCGCCGCGAGCATTGCCACCTCGCGTTCGCTGTGGCCGTACGCGAGGTAAGTTGCCATCTGCATGGGGCGCTCCGCAGCTTCCTCCGGGCCGACAACTGGGGTGTACGGGAGCGCATTGAGGCTTGCCCGCATCAAGCCATCAGGCCCTGTGAAGAGCGCCGATTGGATCCGGTCGTAGTTCGCGAAGCCGTCGACGGCATATGCGTGGAGCGCACGCTCAACCTCCTGGATGATGAGGTACTCACGCCCCTTGTCGATGTAGCGCTGGAGCTCGGGTGAGGGGCGGCCATCGGCACGGGTGCTGACAAACACACTTATCTGGACGTTGCGATCGCTCGCCGAAAGATCGCTGTGCGAGTCCTTCCGCACGACGCGGCCAAAAACCTGGACCATTGTTGGGTAGTCGGTCGGGAGGCTCGCAATTAGTTGGTGGCGCACCCCTCGGAAGTTGAGCCCTTCCCGCACAATCTTGCTGCCAATTATCACCCGGTACTGGTGGCCCTGCAAGTTCGTCGGCGCGTTAAAGCGTCCAATGCTGCGCACCATCACGGCCCGGTCAACATCGCTGTGGGCGACCACAAACCGCGCCGGCAGGTATTCGTGGTCGCCCGCGGCGCCGATGCGGCCGTGTGCCGTCCTCGCGCGGCCACAAACGGCGCAAATTGTCGTATCCGTTGGCAACGAGGTCTCGTCGGCAAACCCGTTCATGCGCAGCGCCTCCTGAAGCAGGAGGACGCCCGACATACGGACACGGTGGTGGTAAATCATTATTTTGCCCGGCCCGGCACGAATCGCCGCAAGGGTCGCCTCGATGATTCGCGCGAACTTTGTGCTGTAAATCGCCAGGCGCTCGGGTCCGAGGAAGGATCCGGTGATTACGTAGGTTCCCGAAGAGACACCCGCCTCGGACCCCTTCTCGACGGTGATGCCCACCGCCGTGCGCCACTCTTCGGGCGCCTGGCGCAGCAGCATCGGCGTCTCGCCGGACAGGTAAAGGCCGTAAGAGGTACTATCGGTGCTGGCGGCGTCGGGTGCGAACCCGGGGTTTGGGAAGGCCATGTCGTACAGCGTGTATGCGTTTGCCGCGAGGCCGGCCGCAGGGCCAGCCCCGGGGTCGGCCCCCTCTTCTGGGGCCTGCTCCCGGGCGAGCGTGCGTTCATGGAATGGCGACATGGGGCAGGGCGTCAACCGCAGGTAGGGGACCCCCGCGACCGAGTCGCCAACGAACTCGCGGCGGGGGTACGACCCAACGTCGGAGTCGAGCAAGAATGAGACACGGCCGGCAGCGAGGTGGGCAATTCGCTCAAGGGCCCCCTCGCGCAGCTGCGAAATGACAAAGGACGAAATTTCATCGGGGTCTTCGGCGGCCTCGACGGCGCGGCTTTTAAACTGTCGGCCGCCGGCTTCGCAGGAAGCCAGGTCGGTCTCTGTCAACAGGCGTGTGGGGAGATCGGCAACGCCTTCCCGCATTGCCCGGGCCAACCGGTGGGCGCCATCGACCACGGCCAGCCGCCCGCGCCACGGCGCGAGGAGCAGGGGCGCCGTGAGGTCGGCTCGCGCGATGCGTTCCTCATCGCCGGGAGGATCGCCCCCATCGGGGGGCTCTAAGATCCAGCGCAGCTCTGTGACGGCGATGCGCCTGACAGGCCGGCGGTCGGCCTGCTCAAACGCGCAGTTAATATTATAGCGTTTGCCGTCGTGGGTGAAGCTCCCGCCGGGTTCTTCGCGGTAAGGTGGCCGGGCCGGCGCGGCGGCGCGCGTAAAGAAGTCGGTTCGCCGGAGGGGGACCCCCCCAGGGAGCGCCGACCGGGGGACAAGAAGGTTGAGGAGGTCAACAACCTCGGCGGCGCTCCCGGTCATCGGCGTTGCCGACATGTAGACGGCGCGCGGCGCCTCGGCGCCAAGGGCGTCGAGAGCGTACTGGATGGCAATCCCGTAGTTGTTCGTCTCAAGAATGTTGTAGACGTTGTGGATCTCGTCGGCGATGAGGAGGCCGCCGCGCATCTCGGCAAGCAGGTCCTCGTTGATGACCACGTCGCCGCGTTTGACGCTCTCGGCAAGCCGCTCGCCGAAAGTTGCTTCGGCGTCCTCGCGACTGGCGCGGCTATAGATTGTCTGGACGTCAAACCCACGATCCTGCCCCGCGCGGGTGACAATAAAGAGGCGATTGGCGAACTCCTTGTACCCGTAGAACTGGTAGTACCCGCCCCGGTTGTGGTCGGTGATGCGGCGGCGGAGGACCCCAACGAGAGCTGACAGCTGGCGGGCCTCGGGGGTGGCAGGCCCCATTGCGCCCGCCACCGTGCGGAGGCGGCGCAGCTCTTCGACCTCGGCCTGCGAGACAAACCCAAACTCGGGGTAGCGCAGCATGTCCTCTTGGATTGTCTCGCGGGCCGTGAAGCTGATGATGAATACGGTCGGCCCGTGCTCGCCGAGCGCCACCCGCGCTCGGAACTGGCGGATAAACTCCTGGCTGATGCTGATGGCGGCGATCGACTTGCCTGTGCCCGTCTGCCACTTAATGAGCACTCGCGTGAAGCCGGTGTCGGGGGTTTCAAAGTTGCGGATAAAGTTTTGGGCGCCGCTGAGCCGCATCCCGGGCAGGAAGAGCTGCCCTGCTGAGGGCTTGGGGATGTACCCCTCCCAGTGGGTGTCGCCAGAAGCGGCGGGTCGGCTGGCGGAATGCTGGATTGCTCGGAACTCCTTGCGGCCGGCGAGGTCGTTCAGCAGGGCCTGGATTGCGGCCGCGGCCTCTTCGCTTCCGGGCGAGGTGGTTGCAGCGAGGGGGGGTTGCGGGTAAGACATCGGGCCCGGATGCGTATATCCGCTGCGGGTTTTCAACCCAAAAGGGATGTGCCCCCGGCACCATTGGCCAGGCGGCGGTTAACGACTATTGATCGAGTCGATGAGGCGCTCAGTTTCGGGATCGCCCTTTTGTGATTCGGCATCGGCATCGTCGGCCCCCTTGCGCTTATTACTCTTCGCCGAGCGGAAGCCGCCCTTAGAGGGTTTGGCGTACGGCCCCAGGAATAGGAATCCGTGGTAGTAAATGTGCATCCCGAGCACGAGGATCACGAGAACGATAATGATTGCAAGCGACATGTAGGCATGCTTGGCAACTATGCCAGCCATTTTTGCGATGGGCGCCTTTTTTGCCGAAGCGGCGGGCCGCCCTGACAAGTCGGGGGGTCCTAGTGTGTCGGCCATTGCTGCTGGGCAAGGGTTCACTATACTGCCCGGCGAACAACTCTCTAGCAGAGAAGTCGGGAGCGCGCGCCGTGATAGAAACGCGGGGATGTCGCAGTCAAAAAATAAAAGGATCCGTTACCAAAGACCCACGCTTTTTCGCTTAGGCGTCCCACCCATGCAGCTTGTTGGAAATCTGTTCGTCAGAAAGGCCATCATATACGCTGTTGATTGCGCCCTGGAGGCTCGCCTCGCCGTAGCTGTCATGTTGGAGGCTTCCGACGGTGGCAAGGTAGACGGCCTCGGCCGTGGCGTTGGGGTCCCAGGTGGCCTTGCAGCTCGCGGTGCTGGGCGAGTAGGGCTTATACTGGTTGGACGAGTCCTCGGGGACGCAATAAGACTGCAACGAGCCCCCCTCGTCCGGGCTGTACAGGGTCTTTGTGCCGGGGGGGCAACCCGTCTTGGGGGGCGTGACTGCGAGGCCCTCGAACCCCGTCTTGCCGGTCTTGCCCTTCCGGGTGACTGAGATTGTGAGGACCACCGTGATTAAGATTAATACGCCCATAACAACGGCGGCCGCCGTGGGGTGTTTCCCGATTGTGTTTTTAATAACACCGTCATGGTTCTGGCCCGGCATGAACGTCTGCGGGTCCATCTCTGGATGTGCAGGCGGTCACTTGTAATGCACTTACTATACAGCCCGAGTAATAACTTGCGCGACCGTGCATAATTCACTGGCTCGTGGGCGCCCAAAATAAAACGCCCAAATCAGTATATATGGTGCGGATTTTTGATTAGCGGCCCACAAATGCTTCATGTCGGCGACCTACTCATGAGAAGCGCCATCATATATGCTGTTGATTGCGCTCTGGAGGCGAGCCTCGCCGTAGCTGTCATGCTGGAGGCTCCCGACGGTGGCAAGGTAGACGGCCTCGGCTGTGGCGCTAGGGTCCCAGGTGGCCTTGCAGCTCGCGGTGCTGGGCGAGTAGGGCTTGTACTGGCTGGACGAGTAGTCCTCGGGGACGCAATAAGGCTTCAAAGAGCCCCCCTCGTCCGGGCTGTACAGGGTCTTTGTGCCGGGGGGGCACCCCGTCTTGGGGGGCGTTACCTCGAGGCCTTCACGGTGGGTGGATCCGTAGAATGCGGCGTGGTGAATCGGCGTCGTCTCGCGGTGGACGGACCCCCCGTACCCGGCGTCACCGGAACCATGCCACCACTGAGGGTTGTTACTACCGGTAACCAGGTTGTTCCCTGGGCGGATTCCGAACGAACTTTTGCCGCCCTTCTTTCTGCATTTGTGGAGATTGTACGCAAGGATGAGGATGACGAACACGAGGCCACCCATTGCCACGGCAGCCGCCACTGGGTGGTGCCCGATGGTGCTCTGAAACAATGCCTTGCCGTGGCCCGTGGCCTCATTAAACGATTGGGAGTAGGTATACGCAGGCTGTGCCATGTGTCAAGCGGGCACTCGCTCTCGTGATGCGCGGTATACTAGTACTCCACAAAAGGGGCGAAGCGGGCAAAATAATAACATGGTTTTTCTGCTGCGGCCAACGATTCTTTGCGCCGATGCCACAAACTTTGCCCGACGGCCGGCCGCCCACGGTTGCAGGATTTGAATATGTGCACCATGGCCAATATTAATGGCGGCCGCCGGGCAGTCGCAGGTCTTTCCCCCAGAGACCGTTGTTCGTGTCATTATCGATGCGTACTTCCCGTACCGCCGCCTCACTCTTGCCCCCCGCGGCCTTGCCAGCAACGCTAAGGTGCCCGTCTTTAACAAAGATCGTATCATTAGCGACATGGAGCTTTTTCAGTATGTGCGCCTTGATGCCGTGCGCGAGACCCCCCGTGGCGACCGTGACTGGGTCGTGGTCCTTGTCCTCGGCGCCGACGGGAAGTACTCTAACCACAGCCCCGAACTTCGCAAACTCCTCGACGGGGTTGAATCCGAACTTCCGACAAAAGAGGGCCGCCTCGATGAGGTCATAATCGTCGCCGAAGAAGAACGCTTCTTCAACAAGAAGCACCTCACCGAGGCAATTCGTGAGGCGCAAGAGAAGCAGGCCGGCGGTCCCGACTTGGCGGGCAAAGCGCCCTTCTATAACGCCTACCCTTACCACAACTTTGGGCTCGTTGTCCCTGATCACAAGTCTGCCCCCCCCCACCGCATTATGGGGATTGCCGAAGTCGAAGAATTTCTCCGCCGCGAACACACAACGCGCGGCGACCTGCCAGTTATCTACACAAATGACGCCCAAATTGTCTGGAACGGCGGGCGTGAAGGCCAGGTCGTCGAGATCACGCGTGACTCCCAGACGGCTGGCACCGCCCTCTATTACCGCCGCATCGAGCGCGCCGCCATCTAAACTGCGGGTCGCCCACTTTTTTCGGCAATAAAAAAAGCGAAGTTCGCAAATTACTCCGCTGTCGCGATTTTGGGGCTCGTCCCGCCGATGCTGTCGAAGAGGTCCTGGACGTCGCTATCACTGACGGCCGACGAGCACCCCGCTTTGGGTCGAGGACGGCCCATTGATTGTGCTTTGGTGCTCAGGTATGCCGCCGGGTCCTCCGCAGCGCGGGCCTCCATTACCGTCCGGTGAACGTCTTCGATAAGGGGCGCAACCTCCGCCATGAAACCGGGTCGGCGGCAAACAGGAACATAGTCGACCCTGAACAGTTTCCAGGGGAGGACGCCCAACAGCCAGTGGTCGGCTGGCGCACCGACTTGAAAGTCCTCGATAGCCTGGCCGATGTCTTGATCCGTATGGAGATCCGCGCCCCGTCCATCAGCGAAACACACTGCGCCCCGCGTGACCGGGAACCGCTTCCGGTCAATAAGGCCTAGCGTGCGGTTAAAAAGCTGCACCTCCATGTCGCCCAGGTCAACAACTTCGCTCGCCTGGTTTTTTAGGCAAATGCCGAAGTACGCTGAATGGATTTGCCATGCCGCCTGGTGGGCGTCAGCGTCGGACGCGTCGGGGTCCGGGTCGCCGGCTGCCCATTCGTCCCCCCGCCAGCCGAGTCGTACGCGCCGGGGCGCGTCGATCTGAGGCGCGTAGACGCCAATCAGGCCCCACGCGACTGGGTACTCCCACGCGCCCCGGTCATAATGGTGATAGCTGGTGTCGTAATCCGGCGTGTCCCCGAGGTCGAGGATTCCGCACTTACGGAAGACAGCATCGACGTAGAGGCCGAAGTGTGCCACCGGTGAGACGGCAAGGCCCGACCAGACTTGCGGAACATACTGCCTTGGCACCTTGCCGAGGGGTTTGCGGCTCATTGGGCACTTGAACTCCAGCAGGAGGATTCGGCCCACGGTTGGGACGTTGGGGCTCATGGCTGTCGTCCAGAGGTGGAGCGACCCCCCTACGCCACGGTAAAGCCGCGCAACAATGTAACCGTCGGGGCTGTTGCGGTGGCCGGGAAACTCTTGGATGCAGATGTCGTCCCCTCGGATTGGTGCCCCCAGGTCGGCCGCAACGTAAGCGCCGATTACGTCTTCGAAGAGCGTCCCCCACCAGCAGGCCTCGCCGCCCCCCATCCAGCTGTTGCCGCCGGCGAGCGTCACCAGCTTGCTTGCAACAACATCGAAGAAGGTGCTGTAAGGGTTGAGCCCCATGATTGCAGCAAGCTCGGACCCGCCGACCGTCACCCCCATTGCTGTGTACCAGCGGGCGTCACGCTGCCGCATCCCACTGTAAAGCTGCACAAAGTCTATTAGGAGCTGGTTGAGGTCAACACCCGGCGGGCCCGGCAGGGGGTCATCTGCTTCTACATTACTGGACATCGCGTGGCCCAGGGGAGAGTACCTACACAGGCGCAATATTCAATATTAACTGGCCTTTAACTGCTGACACAAAATTGAAAGTGTGGATTGACTGCATATCAGCATGAACTCCGAGAGCGGCAACAAAGACAAGCGACCGTGCGCAGGGTGCGGCAAGATCCGACTGGATATAGGCCTTCTGAAAAATGGCTACCATTACGACTGCGTGCCGTGCGCGGGGTGCCACAAGTCGCGGCCAGGCATTGGCCTCGTGGCAGTGAATGGCGCCCTTCAGGGCGATCACCATTACGACTGCCACCCTTGTGCCAAGTGCCACAAGTCGCGGCCAGGCGTTGGCCTCATCTCGAAGGGTGGCGTCTGGTGCCACCATGTCTGCCACTAACGGCAGTGGGCGCCGGCCCACGTACCAAAGTGCCGCAATGCTAGTTCTTGCGTGTGCAGATCGGATTTAAGGCCATTGCTTGAGGTACTCGTCAAAGCTCATGGCCGCCGATGCGGTTTGGACGATTTTTTTTGGGCGGGCGGCCCCTTACTACTTTTTTGGGCTGCGGCGGAGGTTCGTGGCACTGGGCCATGGAGTTCGACGCCGGCCGGCCCTGCCCGGAAGACAACCAGGCGGCTCGGGCTCAGGAAGACAACCCAAGCCCAGAGCGCCTCATTCTTGCGGGCGGCATCCAGCGCCGCTTGGGGGACTTGCGTCGGAAAATCGCCCTCGTCTGGAAAATAAACCACAAGGAGTGGGCCCGGGACCCCACTTGGGTATGAGTTTGGATCGGCGGCCGATCCAAAGCCGTGGCCATCACCACTTGGCACAGCCCTTTGGACACCATCCTGGTCGCTTTTGCTCAGGCCCGCTGTCATCCAGGACGTCGACTGAATTGTCGGGGACTCACCCACAGCAGCGACCGGGCCCCAGTCAATGGCGACGAGGTCCTCGGCAGAGGTCTCGGCAAGCGCCGCATGGTCCGCTCGGCTGACCTCTCGAATCTTTTGGTTCCACGTTGGGAAGATGTCGGGCACCGGCAGGAGTGGGGCGCATGCCACGTCCCGCAGGTAAGCAATGAAGCCCGCCTCCCCGAGCGTGCGGACTGCGTCTGCGCTACAGATTGCGGTGGCGCCCTCGCAGGCACGAAGTCCTTCAGAGTACACCGTAGAAACAATATTTGCCACCTCTTGGGGGTTGCGGCGGAAGGCGGATGCAAGCGCTTGGGAGGGGCGCATGATGTACGTGCCCTCTGGCGCCGACACAAATGTCCATGCCAGCATGTCGAGCGCGCACTCTTCAAGCGTAAGTAAAACGTCTGTGGGTGAGGGGGGCTCAGCCCGCGACCCCCTGTACCGTGCCAGGGGGTGCGTGTGGAAGGTAATATATGAACGGTTGTGCGTAAATGACGCCCAGAGCGTGCCAGGGCGCACTTTCGGCGCCATCACCGTCTTCGCAACGAGGTCAATGACGACGTCGCCGGCAACCTCATAGATTGTGCGGCATGGTTCACGCCCTGCCGAATCGTCGTACGACGTCCAGTCGAGATCCATGAAGTCGGCTAAGGTCAGCGCGCGCAGCTCTGCAAGCTTGTTTTTCCGCTCCGCTGCTGTCGTAGCATCAACAAGATCGAAACGCATCAAGGCGTTGCCTCGAGTGCTCTCTAGAATCTCGAGGCCGAGGCTCCGCAGGTGGGCGAGGTACTCTGTGGCTGCAATCTTGTGGGGTGGGTCCCCCGTCAGCCGCGGCTTTAACCACTCCACGATTGCGTCGGCTTCAATCCGGACCACATGCCCGCCTTGTGGAGCAGCGCGTATAATGTAGCGACCTTCTGGGCTGTCGAGCACAAACCACGCGTACATCCGCCCGCTCGTTTTGAAGGCCGCGACCGACACGATGTGTGGCGTCAGCAGCGTCGCCCGCGACTTGTTGTTGCGGTTAGCAATCCCAAAGTAGATACCATCTGGAGTGGTGCGGGTCGGCACAACAACAGTTGCGTCCTTGTGGAGGTCAAACGCCCGCGCCCCGGATCGCCATGGGAGCCCAGCATTGAGTAAAGCAAGCGGTGGTTGCGCCACCGCAGCATCAACTTCTTCGCCACGGGTTGCCTTGCCGTGGTCGGCGGGGGCTGCACCCCCGAAGGTCACCATTTTTTTGCCGCGCGTTGTTGCGTGCAAAATTGCTGTCGCCGCCGTGTCGAGCTGCGACGCCAGTACCGACTGGAGGGCCTCAATTCTTGCGACGTAGGGGGCTGCCGCCGCCTCAAGCCGCAGAACGGCCTCGTCGTCAGTCACTGCCACCGCCTGCGTCGGGAGAGCCAACGGCGATGTCACAAACGTCGGTAGCGCCGGCAGAGGGGCGCCCACCGACGCCGCCGTCGCTAGCACACCCCGGCTGAGCGCCTGCAGCGTGTCCGGGTCAGCTTCTTCTTGGTCCAGGTTGGCTGCAAAGTCGCGCAGGTCAGCTGAGGTTAATGGCGGTATCGTCAAGAAATCCGTCGACAGGGCTGCGCCTGGGCGCAGGGCGGTTGCCGACTTGCACTCCCATACCCCCGTGTCGTCCGGATAGCAGAGGTGGTCCTCGAGCACCCCTAGCGCATCAGCGAGGCGCAAGGCCGCCCGCTGGAGAACGCTCGGGCCTTGCCTTCCTGCCAACCGGCTCCCCAACACAGACCTCGCTGCGTCGTCGGCATGAATATAAGTTCTTCCCTTGTACCGCGAGCCGGGGCGCTCATCAGGATGTGCCGCCGTTTTCCCGGTTGCTTTCCAGCGTGCTCGCCGCCGGTCAATTTCGTACTTGCCCCACCCCCCGATGGCGTAATCGACGCCGCCAACAACTGCTCGGGTAAAGACGTCAGCATTAACGGGCCCCGACAGTCCCATCGGTCGCGTGGACTAGCGCCGTATATTTGTCGTTTATACTTGCGCGGGCGACCGGCATACATGGTTTTGCGTTTGTTGCCGCCACTAACGCAAAACCATGCAAAAAAAAATAGTTACCGCATTGGCGGCAACCCGACCCGTGGCGCGCATGGCGGCAACGCAGTTACGGCAGCGACGCTGGTGGCGCTGTCGGGTAGCGCATGGGCTCTTGTGCCGCCGAAGACAAACGACCAATCACTTTTGATCCGGCTCTTGCTGCACCGTTTTGGCCCATGTGCAGATCTTGCATTGACTGCGTTGTTCGCGCCAGCTGCTCGTCAATGATGCGCACAACTTCGTTCATGCTTTCTCCGAACTTGATCACGGCCTTGCGCACATAGCTCAGGATGTTCTTGTACATCTCCAGGCCACCACGATCATGCACCTGAAACTTGCCTATCAATTCCATGACAAGCTCAATGGCTCCCGTGCCGCCTACGAAGTTGCGAGTCTCGAATCCTGTCAGACCACAGTGCTCAACAGTGGCCGGCCGCCCATTAATCTTGAAGGCGTCGAGGTCCGGGGGGTGGGTGTCCACCACTGCAAACCGAAGGCCTGTATCCACCGAGAAATTCCATGTGAAATACCCGTTGGCGGGGCTGACAACCGTGCCGTTGCAGTAAATCTGCGCGGTTTCTGAACATTTGATTGCCATGTTGCCAAACTGTGTCTGTTGAAGCAACAGTCTCTCGAGCTTGCCCGCGTCCTCGGCATGATCAAAGTTTGCCGCGCTTTGAGTGCCGCGCTTCTCGATCCCGATCCCAATATTGGCAAAATTCCTGAAGTTGAAGTCTTTGCCAAAGCCTATTACTTGCAACTCTCCATTCATGGCATTTAGCGCGTCGGCCACAGCTTTTCGGTCAGAGTGGTCAGGGGCAGAGTCTCCATCCGTCACAACCTTAACCGCAATCACTTCATTTGCGGAGCCGGTCTCTTTGAAGATGAGTTCACGCATTTCGGCCGCGACGGTTCTAGTATGAGCCAACCCACTGCCGAGGTAAGTGCCCCCCATCGCTTTGATGGCCCCAAGAGAAGCCATGATTTCCAAAACGTTCTCCGAGCTGACACGAGTTGGATGGACCACCGTATTTGGCGACCCATTGAACGTTACTACCGCAATGTAGGATTTCTTCGCCGCCGCCGCGTTGACCACCTGTTTTGTGGCTTCGAGCACTTCCACAATCGCTGGTTGCATAGAGCCGGAAGTGTCAATAAGAAAGACATTGCCGGTTGTGTCGTTGCCGCCGACAGCAGGCTGAATGACAATCATGGTTGCCGATTTGCCTTCGGGGGTTGTCGAAAACCCGATTTTTGCATCGGGTGTGGCTGAGGATTGCCGTTTGTCCGGAAATTGGGCAGGCGCAAGGCTGTCGGCAAGGTTAATGCAATCCAACAGCTTTTGGAGCTGACCCTGCACCTCTTTTGGCATCGGGTATTTGCTGATCTTGTCCAGCGGCGCAGGTGCCCTGCACACCACACATCTTAGATCACCACCGGCCGGAGCCGCTGCAGCCAACTTTGCATGACAACCGTCGCAAGTGCCGTGTTTGCAAGGCCACAGGTTGAGCGCTATAATCGGATCGGAGCATATTACGCAATCCCCAAACATGTCGTGAGGATTTTCCAAAGTATCGGCATTGACCGGGGCTCGGTCGCCGAAATGCTCAACGACAATTTCCGGACCATCATAGCCATGGCCTGGACACGCGGTGTACGAACGTTTCGGCATTGCCATAGGCTTTGTACATATAAATACTATGATTCAGTTTTGGATTGCGTGTTTGGTCAATAAAACAAGCCCAGGGTAATCATCATGGGTAAATCCTTATCTTTGTTGTTCATATCTGTGCCCGGATGATTCTAAGCCCCAGCATACTTGATTATGCCGTCGTCGCGCCTCAACTTCCTGCATGTAAACCCTGCGCGCTCGCCGAGCTTTCCCGCGAAGGCGGCCGCGAAGGCGGCCGCGAGCTTTCCCGCGAAGGCGGCCGCGAACGTGGCACCCGCGTCGACAACATCGCGGCAGGACTCACAGGAGACTCTATCAAAGCGCTCGCAGGCCTGACAACAAGCACCGATGAGTGCGCCGAAGGGATTGACCATGCCGAGGGCACGCCCTGTGCTACAAAAAATATCCTCAAGGCAGTTGCAGAGTTTGTAGCAGCCGCAGCTGTCGCGCCTAATGTCGCGCCTGATGTCGCGCCTGCTGCCTCTAAGACGGCCCCGGGACTGCTCCCAACCGCCAAGACCCCCGAGGCGGCGGCTGTTTGCGCCGCTGCCAACATACTCCGCTGCAAGTCCGAGTCCTGCGTCATCGCCCACCCCCTCCTTCGCGATTTTATTGTCGAACGTAAGCTTGCGACCCCCAATGCCCTTAAACTTGAGCTTGGGCTTCGCTTTAAGGCGCCCGGCCCCCGGGACAGCCTCGCCCTCCTCAGTAACTATAACCTCGATGAGACCCTCCAACGGTGGGGTCGCGTATTCCTCGAGTTCTTCCCCTGCCCCTTCGCAATGATGGACTTTGACGTCAACGGCGACTACTTTGGTGAGGCCGACTTACCAGCAATCCTTGAGGGGCGCGTCACCTTCGACCTCGGGCCAGGGGTAGGGCGCGTCCGCCGCAAGGCGGCCTGCTTCGGCTGCATTGTTAATACCGACAGCAGTCGCGGGCCCGGTAAGCACTGGGTTGCCGTCTTTGTCGACTGCCGCCCCCCGCCCGGCAATCCGTGGACCGTTGAGTACTTTAACAGCGCCGGCCGGCCGCCGCCCAAGCCTATGGCGAGCTGGATGGAGCGCACCCGCGCCCGGCTTGCCGAGTACCGCACTAGTTTACCCGACAGCCGCAAAACTACTTGTGACGTTGTCTCGGTTGCCGTGACCGACATGGACCATCAGGAGTCGCAGACCGAGTGCGGGCTGTACGCCCTTTTCTATATTCGCCGCCGCCTCGAGGGGACTTCCTACACGTTCTTTCAGCAGCAGATCGTGCCCGACGACGCGATGACGGCCTTTCGCCAGCATGTGTTCGCTTCTTACCGCTAGATCCCGCGCTGTTGGGTTCTCCATGGATGCGCAATGGAGTAAGATTTTTTTTGTTGCATCCTTACATACTTGCGTCGCCCACGGTCCAGCTATGCCAAAAACAAGCCTCGTGGTCGCCATGGTCGTGGTGCTAATTATTGGCCTCGCTGTGCTTATTGCGTACAAGAATTGCAAGCTCGGCTTCATCAATAAGCACCTGCCGGCTAAGCTGCGGAAAACTTGCCCCAATGCCGGCGGATTTGTCGGCGCCTTCGGGCGCAGTCCCGAGATGGAAAACTGCCACGCCTGGAACGATAGCCGCGGCCGCTGGTCCAACTTCAACCGATGCACCTGGGCCTGATTGCCCGCGCGGCGCCGCCATACTAGGCGCTGTCTGACTATTTTGACCCCCTTTATACTGGCGCCCTCCGATGAAACACGCCTCCTCTGGTGAGTACCTCGCACTGCTCGTCGCGGCCCTCGTTCTTGTCGTTGTCCTAATTTCGAGCTTTATGTGCATCCAGCTTTACCACCTGCGAAAGCCCGGCCCGTTGCCCTGCGACAACCCGGCCGGATCTAAAGAAGGGTTCCTCAGCGAGCTCCACTACTCGCCCTCCTGCGGGTCCCAATGGCTGGGCCGCCGGCGCTCCGAGTGTCGGGGGGTCACGAGCGGGGCCATGCCGTCGATTGAAACCACAAGCAAGTTTGGTAACGGCCTTTGTTGCGGCCGACTCGGCGTCCCCCCTTGAGCAGCGCCGGCCGGTTGGCCGGCATGTCTCACGATTCCTTTTGCCGCAGATGTATACTGAGTCCCCGTACGCCTCCGGATGGAGACCACAGCAACGGCCCAACACCAGGAAAGCGACAAAGACTCAGGGATTGTTACGCCAACCCTCGTGGTCCTCATAATTATTCTCATTGTTGCAGTTTTCTGGCCCAACAGGGTTAGGCGCCACCAAGGCGGCGCCGCATGTCATAATGCCGGGGCGTTTTTTGACGAGCTTAGTGCGCTCGATGATCTCGATGATCTTGATGAGCTCGATGAGCTTGGCGCGCTATATGAGCCTCATGGTTGCGCCCCCAGGGCAAACCATAGCGCCCACAATGTTGCGTTCGGCCGACTATATTCAACCGCCGATGTCGATCCACTCATTACCGGCCAACTTTACGGCCATGCTGACCATGTACGTAATATATACGCCCAACGCACCGCTCATGGTAAGGCCCGAGGCCTAGTTGAGTACAGCAGCGCGGGGGGCTTTGGCGACGTCGGCGTTGACGAAGGGCCTATCGGGCTTGCTGAGTATGGTGGGCGCCAGGCTGGCTTTGATGATGGCATCCCTGAAGCCTGGAAGCTCCCGGACACCCCCATCCGCTGGTACCGGCCCGCGCAGCGCGACTACTACGGACCCGAAGGTCCTACCGTGTACTCCAAGGGGCTTTTTAATCTGACCGAGCCCGACCACGACGTGCTGACAAATTAAGACGGCGGCGTCCTTGACTTTTTGCGCAAAGTTGAACACCCACAGCTTACCATCACATTTACACCGCAGCAATGTCTGCAGCAACCGCCTCTGCTAAGAAGGTCCGCACCGAGACGCTCCCCGTTGCCGGGGAAGAAAATAGTGAAAGTAAAAAAGTTGCGCCGCCCAAGAAGGCGGTACGTGCTGCCGGACTCCCCCATGACCCCAACCGTGGTGGAAATCTTTGGTGCGGCATCTGCCAGGTAAGCCTTACACCAAAACAGTCCGAGGGCCACCTTGGAACAAAACGCCACCAAGAGAACTCTGCCAAGCACCTCACGGCGGCTATGAAGAGCATGAAGGCCGATCAGTGACGACACTAAACATTTGTAGCAGTACCCCTTATTTGCTTTTGAGCCTACCCTTAGATTTTAACATATAGGTATGCGGGCTGTGGTATAAAATTGAACACTTGGAGTATTGTTTCAATCAAAACCCCAATGGCTGCCCCCCCATTCAACCTCGAAAAATTCATCGTGGTTGACAACGTTGAACTTTTCTTAACGGCGGTTTCGCAGGTGCTCACCGCAATTGCCGGAGGGCGCACTGATCTTATTGAGCCTCTTCGCAACCGCATCAACGCTGAACGCCGCATGACTCGGCTGAAGGACGCTCGCAATGTGCTAGAGAAATGGTCAGAAACAACCGGGGGGTCGTACGTAGTGACCGTGCACCGCCCAACAAACTGGCATGCCCGCGTCACCCTGTCTTACAAGGAGTCTCAATGGGTAATTTCCCGTTTTAGTCATACTGAAGTAGGCGCTGTCGAAATGGCAATTTCTAGGGCCGCGTCTGACGCAGCCCCCTGGGTGGAGTTTCTTAACAAGGAGCCACGCCCCTGTGCCCCGCGCCATTGGCAGAAGCATTTTCGTCAACAGGCAACTGTGGGCAACGCAAACACGCCCATGAATGCAAACGCGCCCATGAATGCATTTGTGCCCATGAATGCATTTGCGCCCATGAATGCAAACGCGCCCATGAATGCATTTGTGCCCATGAATGCATTTGCGCCCATGAATGCAAACGCGCCCATGAATGCAAACACGCCTGTTCATGCATTTACGGACACAAACACGCCTGTTCATGCATTTACGGACACAAACGCGCCCGCAACCGTTGGAATATCGCCAACAGCGCGCACGGTAACCACGCCATTGACACGCCGAGGGCAAGAATCCGGGTCGAACAATTCATTATTTGCAAACAAAAACCCATTCGATGCACTAATTTGGGCCGACAGCCCCAAGGAGCTTCAGACCCGATAATTTCTCTCGCCACTGGTTGGTGCCCGCCCGGGCATTTCCAGTTACCACATTTTTTACCGGTCTCGCGGTATTTGAAGCGTTCCTGGGTAAGGTATACACGCGAACATGTCACTAACAGACGCGGACTTAGAAGAACTCTTTAGTGACGCACTTGGCCCGGGTGATGTGTCCAAACCACCTGCGGCAAAAAAGGGTCCCAAAATAAAACTTGAGGCGGCCGAACCCCTTTCGGCCGAGGCCCTTGCAGCCGAAGCGGCTGGCCAAAAGTTTGTGCTTAGCTCCTTCAAGGAGCATGCAAAGATAAAGGGTATGTGGGTGGGCGGTCTGAAGCCTATTGCAATTCCCGACCTTCTCGGTGCAGTGCCGGCGCCCGCCGACGGCCCGGCGCTCGCCGATGAGCCGGCCAACAAAGCCCCACCGGATTTTCTGGGCATCACCCTCATTAGTATCGAGAGGGACCACACCCCGGCCCTTCTCGGGATATTTTGCGAAATTCTTGTCAACGCAACCGACCTTGCGAAAGAGCATGAAAAAGCGACGCCAAGCCAGCGGGTGACACAAATCGACATAACTTTTGACCGCAACACTGGACTCTTGTCTGTCCGCAATGATGGCCCAGGAATTCCAGTCGTGATCCACGCCGGGGCGACGGCGCAGGCAGGGCACGATGTGTATGTCCCGGAAGTCGCGTTTTCGTACTTCCTCGCGGGCACCAACATCGACAAAGACATCTCAAACGTAAAAGGAGGCACCAACGGCTTAGGCGCGAAGCTTACGAACGTCCACTCGGACGAGTTCACCGTTGAGACGGTTGACGGCGTGACGCAACGCTATTACCGACAGCAGTGGCGGAACCGTCTTGATAACCGGTACGACCCGCTGATCATCAACCTCGGCAAGAAACACACATTGCCGGCCGAGCAGGCGCGACCCCACACGCGGGTGAGCTTTATCCCGGCCTACGCCGAGCTCGGCTACAAGGGCACCCCCGGCGCAGCGCTGGGGGGGGCCGACGCCGACGACATTGACGCGTGGCTGCGGCTCCGGGCGCACCAGGCGGCGGCCTACGTCGGGCCGCGGGTGGCGGTGACTTACAATGGCGCGCGTTGCATGACGACAGACGCGGCGGCGCTCGGCCGGCTGCTGCTCACCCCCCTCGGGGAGGACGCGGCGGGGGCCATCGTTCTGTCGGCCCAAGCAAAGGCGACCGAAGAACCTTACAAACAGCACCCCTGGAACCTCGCAGTGGTGGTGCTCCCCCCCGGCAGAAAAGCGGGGCGGCGGGCAACGGCGCGACACATGGCAGTTGTCAACGGCGTACTGAGCCCCAAGGGTTCGCACATCCAGTACATCACGAAGCTGTTGGGCACGGCGGTAGAAGACCAACTGCGCAAGGCGACAAAGCAGGCGCGCGTGCCGTCGAAAACAGGCGCCGCGGCTAAAAAAGCGGGCGCGCCCAAGGACGCGGAATCCCGCAAAATGAGCGTCACCGAGACGCTCGCGGGTGTGCGGGTCGTGATGTGCGGCGCAGTCCCTGGCGCTGACTGGGGGGGCCAGCGCAAAGATGAGCTCCAGGTGTCAAGAGAGACTCTCGAGCGCTACACGCTGACGGCAACGTTCCTGAAGCAGGTCGGCGAAGCGGTGGCGGAGAGGATTCTGCTCGCTCAGGGGGCGACTCGCGGGAAAGTGGTCCATGACAAGTACACAAAGGCGCGCAATGCGGGTAAAGTTGCGCACAAGCGCAACACATACCTGTTGGCGGCGGAAGGCGACAGCGCAATCACGCTGCTGCGCGCAGGCCTGACGCAGACGCGCAAAGCGTTGCCCCCTGGCGGCCCCTCGCTCGACTGGTGCGGGATCATCAGCCTCCAAGGGGTCATTGTCAACGCCGCCCGGGAAGTGACAGAAATAGAGACGAGCGGCGGCGAGGTGGTCAACGTCCGCAGCGCAAAGCTGCAGACGAACAAACGCCTCCTGGCGCTCGCCGACGCGTTCGGCTTGCAGTACAACCGGTCCTACGAGACGGCCGAAGACCTCGCAACGCTGCACTACGGCCAGTTGTTGCTCTGCGTCGACCAGGACCTCGACGGGACGGGCAAGATTGCGGCGCTCGTGCTTGTCTGGATCTACCTCTTCTGGCCGGCGCTCATCAAGGCCGGCCGCGTCGGCCGCTTCATGACCCCGCTCGTGCGGGCGTACCCGACCGCTAAACGGCCCGCCGTACACCCCGTCGAGTTCTACTATGAATCCGAGCTGGCTTGCTGGCTTGCCGAGGATCCGGCGCGGGCCAGCACGCACCGCATCAAGTACTACAAGGGGCTTGCGACGCATGACGGGAACGAGGTCGTGCGGATGTTTACGCCCGAGGCGTTCAATCGCAGCATCTACACGTACACGATGGACGACACTGCGAAGCGCCTCTTTGAGGTCTACTTCGGCGCCGACCCGGCCCTCCGCAAGGAAGCCCTTGTGACCCCGGTCGCGCACCTTTCGGCCGAGTGCACCCTCGAGCTCCACCGCCGGCGTGAGATTCCGGTGGGCCGCGTGCAGCTCGACATCGACACAAAATCTTACAAAAACGACGCAATCCAGCGCCAGATTTCGGGCGGAGCCGACGGCCTGAACCCAGCGCGCCGCAAAATCCTGATGGGCGCCATGCTGCGCTTCAGCGGGGAAGCGGCCGCAAAGGAGCTCAAAATATTCCAGCTGGCCGGATTTGTCGCCGACAAGTGCTTCTACCACCACGGCGACATGTCCCTCAATGGGACGATCATCTACATGGCGCAGTCCTACGCCGGCGCGCGGAAGTACCCGTACCTTACGGGCATCGGCCAGTTCGGCAGCCGCCATGGCGACAAGGCAGGGTCGGCGCGGTACATCAGCGTGCAGATGAGCCCGTTGACAAAGGTGACGTTCCCGATGGCCGACCGCTGGCACCTGCGCTACGTCTTTGAAGACGGCGAGCGGGCCGAGCCGCAGTACTTTGTCCCGGTCGTCCCGATGGCGGCGCTCGAGTCGTACAAGATTGTGAGCGAGGGCTGGAACCACGACAGCCACGGCCGATGCCTCAACAGCGTCCTCGCGGTTGTGGGGGCCTACCTTGCCGGCGACCCTGAGCTCACGGCTGTGGCTGACCGCCTGCACGCCGAGGGCCCGACGCCGGCGGTGATGGCTGAGGTCGAGCGCCTGGCAAAGATCTGGCCGCTGCCCGCCTGTACGCGTGGCTTTGACGGAGAGGTTCGTTACTACCGCGGCGAGGCCTACAGCTTTGGGGCGTACGCCTGGGATGCTGACACGCGCACGGTGACGGTGACCGAGCTGCCAATGGGGCTAACCACGGTCAGGTACCTCGAGACGCTTGCAAAGCCCGGCCGCGGCGGCCGCGCAAACCCGCGCGACGAGTTCATCGAAACCATTAACGACCGCAGCAGTGCCAACAAGGTCGAGCTCGAAGTCGTGCTGCGCGAAGGGGCGTTCGAAAAAATCGTTGAAGAGTTTGGCGACGCCCTGATTGACCCGGTCGAAGATGTGTTGATGCTGCGGACGTCCCTGCGCCCGCACCTGAACTACTACAGCACCGACGGCGCTGTGCTTGAGTTTGGCGAGTCTTACCTCGCGCCAATCCTCTACTGGGCCCCCCTTCGCCGCGACCTCTACATCGCGCGGCTAGAACGCCAGCAGACCATCGCTGAGCTGCGCATCCTCGAAGAAGAGCAAATAATCCGGTACATTGGCATGGCGGCCGACCTTGCCCTTGCACAGGTCAAAGACGACAACGTCGCTGCCGAGGCCCTCCGCGCCCGTGACTTCCCGCCCCTCCATCGCGCGCTCCTTCACCGCCCAGAGTATACGCCGAATGCTGACCTCTACCGGCTCGTGACCGCCGGCCCCGGCGCCTCGCACGACTACCTGCTCGACCTGAAAGAGCGCGATCTTGTCCAGGCGTCAGTGGCCAAGCGCCAAAAGGTGCTCGAGGCCTTGCGCGCCGAGCTCGCCCTCGTGACGACCCAGCTTGCCGAACGCCCGGTCGCCGCTGCGAGCGTCTGGCGCGCCGAAATTGCCGAGTTTGTTGCCACCGTAGAACGCGGCACTGCGACGGGCTGGCAGTTCAAGTGATGACCAAACGTAAAAAGTTGGGCCTCGGCCGATCACAGGGCCTCGGAGAGGAATGAGTACTCAGGGCTGCCCCCATAGACGGCATTGGCGTTGTTGAGGAAGCGGCGCATGGCCTGCGCGTCGTTATCTCGTATGGCAATATCGTACTGTTGTTGGTATCCATTAGCTCTTTCACGAAGCAGAGCGGTGGACCGGCAAAGCCTGCCGTGGGCCATTTCTTCACCGGGCAGAGGCTGTTTTTTTGTGATGGCTTCGGCGTCAACGATTGTCCGTTGAAGGTCGGCGATGATGAGCCAGTGGGTTCGTGTGTAGCACTCTTGAAGAACCATGGCGGCAGCCATCGGGCGCGCAATATAATAATTGTAGGCATTTTTTCAAAAGATGGTGCTGGATAGGACCAATGCCATCCCGTGGGTGGTTGTGTGCGGGTGGACAAAAAAGACGAACGCTTTTGCACTTGGGTTTTGAGCCCGAGCTCGAAAGTGTACGGTACGTTTGGCTAGCAGAGGGGTTTCACCTCTGCCGCGCGGGTGTGCAAACTTCGGCGAGCAGTTGCCTTACTTCTTCGGTGCTGCTTTAAGCAAGAAGCCCTTAAGCCGCTGTGTCGCGTCAATCGCTCGGCGGTTGAGCCCGATGTTGGCGATTGTCTGCCGAATTTTGGGGTCCACACGGATGAGTGCATTGGCCGCAGCCCTTGCGTCGCGCTTAGCCCCCACATTTAAGGGTTCCGAGATTGCGGCCTCAATCGCAAGTTCCGCGGTCTTCACCAGGTCCACCGCTTGGATCATTTGGTCAGCATCCGCCTTGACACAACGAAAGGTGAATTCAAAAGTCTTGAACTCTCCGGCGGAAACGGCCTCTGTGTAGTCCTGTTGGAGTTGCCTATTAAGATTGGCCAGTCTCTCCTCAATTTCAGGGTAGTCTATGTTGAACTGCGCGAGCAGCGCGCTTAAACTTGCATGCGCGGCGGAAGCCGCGTCCGCGTTGAAAGTCTCGGCCGATGGCGTCTTGCAGGCAAAGTCGTCGACGATCCTGCCCTGGCCAAGCGAAGAAGCGTCCATATCTGCTGGTTGGTGGTTTGAGCACAATGCAAGAATCAAATTTAATATGCATTTTCGTTAGGCCCGCCCTGCAGTTTCTTAAAAAAGTGGGCAGTTGGGCGCTCAGAGGGTGCTGGTTACGCCATCTTGGATGGCATCAAAGGTTGCTATTGCATAGTAGATTGCGTCCATGAGGATGCGGGTCACGTCTTCGGTGTGGCGGATTGAGAGTCTGAGACGGTTCTCGTGCGAAATGATTGTGTAGGCAACATTGGCGATGTCGGGCGTAAGCTCGTAAATGGTGCGGCGGAGGAGCTCGCCGATAGTGTGGGTCTCGGGCGCTTGGAGAATGCCCTCAGAGAGGCCGGCCTCAAGGTCAACGACGGTGTACTGGATTCCGTGGTGGGCAAAGCCGCCGGAGGGCACTTCGGCGCGGCGCTCAACGGTCGTGGCAATGACCCGAAGCCGACCTATAATGTTTTTGCAGGCATCGGCAAAGACGGCGCGAGTCTCAGCGGGGTTGGCCGTCGTTGCCGGCAACGTTGCCGACAGCAAATGGTGGCGGGGGTTGGCAAGGAGGCTCGAGACCTTGTAACCGCTCCAGTTGGCAGCGACGCCTTGCTCTAAACGCATTTCTGCGTCGCTGTACTGCTCGAGGTCGAGGTGGGTGAAGGCGCCGCGGCAGGCGACGTTGTAAACACCGTTGTCACGCCCGTAGCCCGTCGAAATGTGGATCCCCTCAATGACGATCCGTTTCCCGGGCTGGAGGACGGTAATCTCTGTCGTCGGGTTGAAGATTGGCTCGCGCAACACCCCCGCGGTGACCTGAAAGTCGCCAGCGTAGACAGTGAGGGGGGTGGCCCCCCCGTTCGAGACGTCGAGCTTTAGCCGGAGATTGGCAATAACTTCGGGGGGAATCTGTGGGGAGAGTCGGATGCACGCAATTCTGTTTTCGACAAGCTGCGGCAGCGAGAAATGGTCGGTAGTCTCGGTGATATTGAACCCGTCGCTCGGCGCTTTAAGCGCATGGCCGGGCATCTCGTCCTTTGGCACTTTAAGCGCATGGCCGGGCATCTCGTCTATGAGGGTGCGGCGAAAGGCATTGACGACCGCGGTTGAGACGTGGTCAAGCTCTATCTCAACCCTTGATTGGGCGAGGGGGAGGCGGTCGAGCCCAAAGAGCGTGTGGAGCAAGGGCACTTTGGCGGCCGTTATTTCGTAACGAGTTATCTTGATGCCGACGACCCTGGCTTTGGACATTACCCCGGTAGTACTGCCACAAATTGCCTTGTATGAGAAACCATAAAGTTCCGGTTCAAATTGCCGATTTTACCGCCACGAGCTAAACCATGCGGCCTAAATAGTGTCTGTGCTTGATCAATGGCCGAAGCGCCACACGCCTTGTACCTTCCGCCGGCCACTCACTCCGCGGCCTCGGAACCGACCCGCCGCGCCCTTGAGTACGTCGAAGGGGCAGCCCCCGCGCTGCAAAAACAGCTCAACGTCACCGTCGAGGTGTACGCGCTCCGGCCAAAGGACGCCGCAAACCCGCGGGTAGCCACTGCTTTTCGTCGCCGGGGGATCAGCAGCCTCCCTGCGCTTCTTGCCGGGGGGCGGGCGTACGTCGGCTGCCACGAAATTAAGGACTACTACAGTCGCCGACTCGGGCCGGGCCGGCCTGGCAACCCCGCCCCCCACCATAGGGCCGGCCCCGTGCAACAAGAATGGGGCGGCGACCCGGAAGACTTTGCAAATACTTCCGCCGAAGAAGAGCTTGATAGTTTTATGCGGAACGAAATCGGCGGCGGCGGTCGGCTCGGCAGCAACATCGACTTCAGCGAGCTGGGCTACGGCGGCGACGATTAGTGCCATGCCGCCACTTTTTGGAAGATTGCAACGTTTTGGACAACCTTACGGCGTGAGAATAAAGTGCCCAAAAGATCAACATTTACAGATACGATGCCCTCTTACGGGACACCCGTTGGCCAGCGCACCAACGGCCAGACCGTCCACAACCTTTATGTGAAAGTCGTCGCGGATGGCGACGCCGACCGCATGAGCCGAGATATCACAATCACCACACTAAAGTACATCCACAAGTGGCTGCCGGTTTTCACCCAAATGGGCATCTCAATAAAGGTGAACAAAATTCGGAGCCAAGACCTCCAAAACCACCGTCTCGTCGAGGCAATGCGCAAGCGGGGCCTCACGCGCCTGCCGGCACTGATGACGCCGAATGGCGTCTATATCGGCCTCAAAGAGATTAGCGGCGTGTACGATAAGAACGTCAAGGAATTTACGGCTGCCGCCGCGCGGCCCGCCGAAGGCCTCCTGCCCGAAGACGACCTTGACAATTTCTACCGCGACGAGATGACGTTCGAGCGCGCCGGCGAGGACAGCCAGGAGGCGGGGATTGGCGAGGGCGATGACATGATGTCATCTTACCGCCACATGATGGAACGCCGTGATAGGCCGGACAGCCACCCCCCCCGCCCAGCCACCGGCCGCCCACCGGCAACAACCGGCGATGCGCCGCCCCGCTCGTTGCATCGCTCGCTGCCTCCCCCGCACGCCGGCGGGCGGCCAGACAATATTGCGCCGCCGCGGCGCCAGCGCGCCAATAATGACGAGGACGCCGAGATTCAGGAAACAATCGACCGGCTCGCGCGCGACATTGACGACGGGACGCGCGGCCTCGCCTTCTCGCAAAGTGGCGGCGACAGCCTTGATGATGAGGGGGGTGCAGACCCCCAAGACGACCTGATGGAGCGCGCCTACTGGGGTAACCAAAGCGAGTCGATCTGAACGGGATAAAATGCAAAACGCCTGTCGTCAGTTACGACGCACCGGCGTTAGCCTTCATGGCAAGGTACTCAATGTAGTCATCGAGCAGCGATATGACAATAGCCTTATATTCTTCTTTTTCGGCCGGGGGCAAGGCTCGGGCGCACTCCTTGGCTTTCGGGATGATGTAGGACACCATGTCGGCCTTCTCCTGGTTGACGCTGGCCTTCAGCTCGTCATCAAAGGTGTTTTCAAGGAAGAACTCTTCGTCGAAGGCGTACAACTGGTCCCGGTAACTGTAGAGGTAGGGGCCCACCTCGTTAATTACAAGGAGCGGGTCGATGGACATGACTGTCATGGCGCGCCTGTGCGCACGAAAAATCATTGCGTCGGTGGGGTAGCGTTTCACGAGGTCGCGCGCAAGGATCTTCAAGCCGTGGTTAAAACTCTCAACATAATGGATATAAGAGGCGGCGCCGGTAGCAAGTGGCTTGGTTGCTTCCATGGGAATTTGGTGCGTGTCGGGCGGCCCAGTATATACGCCGTAGCGGGCGTGTCCAATTCTCACTTTGAGCTCGTCACGGCGCCCTTTGCCTCGGACCCCGATGGTTGGCCCTTTGCCTCGGACCCCCACGGCTGGCCCAAATAGAGATGTCGACCAGGGCTAATACTGACCGCTCTCAGCATCATGGTGGCTGGCCGGGTGAAAATCAAGTCAAAAGTTGTCAAAGCAACCCTCGCGAATCAAGATGTGCTTGACATGTTTCAAGGCGTCCTCGGCACCTCAGAAGGGTCGGCGAACCTATCTATTATCCACCCTAAATACCTTCGAATTGAGGGGCATATTGAGCGGTTCATTCGTTTATTAACGGTGTTTCACGGGTCGAACATGATGCTGCTCTTTCCGGGGCCCAAGGATCACCTTGGCGGATATGTGGACGCGCTCAAGAAGCAGTTTGGCGCAAGCTTTAACGCGCCCGACTTTACCCAGTGGATCTCGCCCGCTGCCGGGACGGCGAGTGCCGGAGTTGAGGCGTACATCACGGCAGCAAAAGATTACGCGAAGATTCCGCCCGAAGTTGTGGCCCAGTTTGGGGAGTCTTTTGCCGCGGTGAAGAAGTGCAACATTGTTAACACCGTAATTGTCGCGTGCAAGAACCTTGTTGCTTACAAGAAGTCGCTCGGAGATCAGACCGCTCTGAAGTCCCGTTTCCTCACCAAAGGCGCCGGCATGACCTTTGCCCCCCTGCCCGACCTCCCCCAGGTGAACTTCAAGCAGATTTACATTGATGACCGGCTCTCTGAGAGTGACAGAGAGTTCGTCCTCATCGTCCTTCACAAGATATACACGATTGGCCATGACGTTTACGAAGCCGTGTCCGCCCCCGACGTTGACGTTGGCGAGTTTGTCGAGGTGATTATGAGTAGCATCGACGAGGTGAAAAAGCACATCCCGCGCTGCGACCAGGCCTTCCAAAAAATTATAGAGAGTGTTGACCTCCTGAAGGGCAACTTCAACGGCTACTACAAGGATTACACTGCCAGCGGCAACCCGACGATCATTATGGAGAACTTTGTGCTTGACGTCTCAAAGAATACGAAGTCGTCCCCCGCCGTCACGGCTCAGTTCCGCCGCATCATTGCCCACTACCGCAAGCTTGCTTCCCAACAGGCGTCTAACCCAAAGCTCCAGAGCCTCTTTGCTCAAGTCGATGCAAACTTCCATGAGCTTGAAAAGAGGAGCAAGGAGGCGGATGGGAGCGGCGACGGTGACAGCGACAGCGACAGCGACAGCGATGGCGATGGCGACGGCAACGGCGACGGCGACGGCGACGGCAACGGCAACGGCGATGGCGACAATAACAGTAGCCAGGCGCCTCCTGTGGTCACAGCCGCGGCTTCCCGCAACACTGCCCGCAACCGCCGCAAAAAAGCAGCCCGTGCCGCAAAAGCAAAAGCAAAAGCAGTTGATCATCCCCCCGAGCAGGGCCATGTTGATGGCGGCGGCCTGGCCGATTTGTCTCTTGTTGATGGCGGCCTAGCCGACGAGTTTGACCATGAGCTGTGCCTGACGATTGGCGCCGACGGCGCCGATGGCACCGACGACCCCGATAGCCCCGACGACCCCGACGGCCCCGATGGCGCCATCGGTCTTAATGATTCTGACGATTCCGGTGATATGCTTGATGACCCTGAAGGTTCCGACGGCGGACCTGATGCCCCCAAATGTTCCGAAAAGTAAAAACCGTTAAACCCGTTCTTTTTTTTTGGCCCGCATAGATGCCCGTGCTGCCAGAACTTGTTACGGCTGTATAGAAGTGCCTCGCGCGACAGTGTACATTGCGACCGTGCATACCCACTACAAGTGCGACACATAATGGAAAAACGAGAAGGAGTGCGTCGTGCGCGACCCAGGCAGCAGAATTGCTTACTCCTGGCTCTGACTTTTGTGACTTTCATCATCGTTATACTGATAATCCCAGACGCCGTGACCGCCCTTATAATCATCAGCATTTTGCTCGGGTTCACGATCGCCTGCAATAGTAGTATGGGTGGCGACGCGGGCAAACAATGCCCGCACGCCGCAAAAGAGGGATTTTATTATCTTCCCGGACAACCAGCCCCATATGCAATTTTGGCCCCTTCGCCAGACGCAAGCCCGGGAAGGTACTTGGGTGCGTTTGATGCTGACGAGTTCGACACATTTCCCGGCCTGGGCCACCATGACCGCACCGAGCTTGATAATGTTTCCGCGTCAGATGGGAACCCTTTTAACCTTAGCCGCATCAGCGCCCCCCACGCGGCGGAGGCCTGTATCGATGATGAGGCCAACGCTGACGAGCTCGATGGCGACGAGCGCATCAATTACCAAATGCGCTCACGCAACGATCCCTCGCGCGTAGCTGCCGGGACAATGAACCGCAGCTGCGACCTCGACAAGTACCTTCGAGAGGAAGTTGAAGAAGAGAGCGATCGTGAATGGTGGGGGCGCCACGAATATTGAGCCAACCCCGATGCCTATTTTGGCCTGTGGGCGTCACGGCGTCCAGTAGTACGGGTGGGGGCATTGGATCTGCATGTCGCCATATAATCCGAGGTCGCTAATTTGGTCGCCAACATTGATGACAATGCGGTGCGTCTCATCGATGGCAGCACGGCGCCCTTCTTTCCACGGGCGGATTGACATCCCTGGCAGCGGGCGCTCGGCGACGGGGCACATGATGAGGGCTGCGGGACCCACGTCGATGTCGGCCAGCCCGACGTACGCAAAGTTTTCAATGGTCTCTTCACGGATTGACTCAAGGCGGCCGGTAATAAGGAAGAGCTTGATGCCCTGGCGGCGAATCTCTTCAAGGAGCTCGCGCGCCCCAGGGAGGAGCGGGTTGAGCCGCAAATCCCCGCGGGGCCATTGCTGGCCATCGGGGCCGAGGTAGTAGTCACTCGCGTGGAAGTCAACTGGATCGGCTCCTTGCACGCCGGCCGGCGCCTGAAATGTGTTCATGTGGATGTTGCAGAGTAACACCTCGTCGATGTCAAGTACAGCAGCGAGGGGGCGGGGCGGCCGACCTTGAGCATTTTTTTCTTCACGGTGGCGGGATTCGGTAACCCACCCTGCGAGACAGGTGCGTATGGTATCGAGGGCGCGACGGTGGTTTTGACAGTAATGATTGGCGAGGTAGCCGCGGAGGTACGGGTTAGAGAAGTCAACATAGACCATCGGGGGCCGGCTGCAGTACACTCTTGGCGGCAGTCTTGAATTTAAAAGTGTACTGTATATAACAGCAGGCCGGCTGACATGTCTGACAGCCCTGTCGCCCGAGAAGATGATTGCTTAGTTGCCGAGAAGAGGCTCGTGGCGGCGGTGGCCGGCAAACCCTTCTCATTTGCCGGCCAGCGATTTCTAGCAAAGATTGTTGATTGTTACGACGGCGACACAGTCACCGTCGCCTTCGAGTTTGGCGGCAGTGTAATTCAGTACAAAGCGCGGCTGGCAGGCTACGACAGCCCCGAAATGAGGCCGCCGAAGTCGGCCCAAAACCGCGCCGCTGAAAAGGCGGCCGCAGTCGCGGCGCGGACGGCTCTCGTTGGCAAGGTACAAGACAGCCTTATTTATATTGAGTGTGGCGCGTTTGACAAGTACGGTCGGATTTTGGTTACCGCGTTCCTGCGGAACGGTGCAGAAAATGGTGAGAATATTAACGAGTGGATGGTTGCGCAGGGGCACGGCACTCCCTACGCCGGCGGAAAGAAAACGCCCTTCGCAGCGAGCGACTAGACCCACGCGGGAACACTCGCCCGGGAGTACACAACCGAGGTGTTTTTTTTTGGCTTGGCGCCGGCGTTGGGCCAGTATTTCGACGCCCAGGCGCTGCCGACGCAATACCCGAGGACGTCCATGATAATATCGCTTTCTTTGCCGTACCAGAAGACCCCTTCTTTGCCGGTCAAGTTGCCCTCCGCATCCTGGTCGCCGATCAGCTGGAGGCGCTTCCCGTTGACTTTGATTTCGTTCTGGCCGAGACCCGTCTCGATAACCTCCCAGCCGACACCAACTAGAAAGAACTGGAGGTGGTGGCCGGGAAATAAGACACCGAGGAGGCCGAAGAAGAACAAGTGGCTAATGCTCCAGCCGTCGATTTCTTGGCATATTGGATGGTGGAAGATTTGGCGGGCTAGGTGGTCTTGGCTCTTGGTCCGGCGTATGTAGTGCCCGTAGACCACAATAACAATCACGCATACAATATATATTACGACGCATGGAACGGTAACTCCGCAAATTTCACGATTTGCGAACATTACTGGCAGGCTATATGGGGTCCAATCCCCTTTCAACTGAAGTGTTCTGTACAGACATATATTGGCACCACTCCATGTCATTGCAAAACGAGCCAGCAGTTCACGCCTACAGCATTGGCCCCCACCCCCCGAACGGGACGCGTCGGCTTCACCTGAACGAGTACCGCTACGCCCACCCGGCGGCGGTTGTTGAGACCCTGCGGGATGCGGTCGCCAACATTTCCGTGGAAGACATGCTTGTCAACTACCAGTCGGGCCCGGACCCCGACCTTGCCGAGGACATTGCCCGCTACGTCGGCGCCGAGTCGGCGCACAACATCCTTATCGCGAGCGGCAGCGATGAGGTCCTGCGGAGCATAATCGACACTTGCAGCCTGCGGGGGCACGACACTGTTCTCATGGGGGTACCGACGTACACACACTTTGAGCATTTTGCCCGGCTCAAAGGCCTTAAAATCGTTGCGTACCCAATCGGGCTCGGCACCTCCGTGGCCGACCATGTGGCATCTCTGCAGTACTACCGCGGTATTCTTGAGGCTGGCTGCCTTCTTTACCTCTGCAGCCCGAACAACCCCACGGGCAACACCTGGCCCGCCGATACTGTCGCAATGCTCGCCGCTGAGTACCCGCGGTCGCTTCTCCTTATCGATGAGGCATACGTCGAGTTTGCGTCGGTTGGTGAGCCCGAGTCCGCCGGGATGTCCGATGCGGCCGCCCTCAATGTGTGCAGCCTCGCCCCCGTCGCGCTCGCGGCCAAGAACGTTGTCGTCACGCGGACGCTCTCAAAGGCATTTGGCCTTGCAGCGTTGCGTGTTGGCTATGCAGTCGGCCTTGCCAAGGTCATCGATGAGCTCCGCGTCGCCGTTAACCCAAAATCGGTTGGAGTAACGGCAATGGCCGTGGCGCGTTCGGCCCTGCGCAACCTCTCGCATTACCGCCGCACGGCGATTGCCGCGCGGTTGGAGGCTGAGACCGTCGTCGCGGCGCTTAAGGCCTCCGGCTGGTGGGCCCTCAACACGCCCGGCAACTTCTACCTCGTGTATGCTGGCGACGCCGATGCGGTTACGGCCACTCTCGCCGCCAACGGTGTCCAGATTCGCAACCGCGACAACCTCCCGGGCCTCGCGGGTTTTGTGCGAGTTACGGCCGGCACCGCCGAGGACAGCGCCGCTGTGCTTGCCGCTTTTGCCAAGACGCGGCCGCCGGCGGGCCCACCGCCGCAACTGCTCTACACAAACAAGGGATTTGTTGCAGCTGTAAAGACGCTGATGAAACGCGCGCTGTGCGCGCTTCGCGCGGCGGGCGTCGAGGTGTTTGGCCAGGGCGGCACACTGCTGGGCATGTGCCGCCACGGTGGCATGATTCCGTGGGACGACGACGGCGACTTGGCCTACGTGCGCGACGCCGGCGGGGATCAGGTCGCCCAGCATGTGGACTCATTTCATGCCGCGGGCCTCACTCTTCAGCGGAATGTCACCGACGCCTACTGGCAGATTGGGACAAATGATCCTGGCACCGTGATTTCTCGCATCCACATTGACCTCTTCTCGTACACGGCCATCACGCGTCCCGATAACTGCGTTGAGTACACCCTCGACGACCCGCGATTCTGTGAAGAAGATCCCGACTCGATCCGGGCCCACTGCAATACAAAGTACGCTGCCACTGAGCTTTACCCGTTGCGATCCGACTACCGGTTCTACGATGAGACAATTTTGGCGCCAGCGCAGACGCCTGCAGTGCTGCGGCGGGCAGTCGGCCCCAACTTTATGACGACCGCAAAGGTTCGCTGCGCCGACGGCCCCTGCGTAACATTCACGCTGCGCGACCTCACACCTGCATGAAGGGGCGCCTTGCGTCTTTTGGACATTGTCCGCCACGGCTATATTATGGCCACCGATATCGCCGCGCCCCCCATTGTTTATGCCGATGGTGTTTTTGATCTCTTCCACCCCGGACATGTTGCCTTTCTGCAGAAGGCGCGCGCCGTCGGCGGCCGCGATGCGGAGCTCCTCGTCGGTGTAATCACAGATGAGGATGCCCGGTGGAAGCGGCCTCCGATCCTTAAACATGCTGAACGGGTGACAATGGTGCGGCAGTGCTGCGAGGTCGCACGTGTCGTCGAGTCCCCCCCGCTCGTCTTGACAGACGAGTTTTTAGACGAGCACAACATCTCTTTCGTTGTGCACGGCGATGATGATAAGCAGGAGCATTTCTTTGCGGCGCCAATTGCGCGGGGGATCATGCATTATGTCGGTTACACGCCCGGGGTGTCGACCACTGACATTATTTCGCGCATCCGCGCTCAACAATAATTTTGTTGGTCGCCGCACTTTTTGTGGCCGGCCGGCCCTTTCCGGCGAAGAAGAACCCAACACACTAACCGGAGGATACCATAATGAATTTTGCAGGTCGGGTCTGCGCACCTGGCAAACATGGCGCCTAGCACCATGCTGCAGGCACGTTTTCCGCCCTATTCAAGCTTCTCCGCAGAAGTATAACCGCGCGCCATCACGGATGGCCCAACGTCGACAGTCTTTTAGCGTTAACGGAGATCGGGCCTCATGCCCCCCATCCTTACCGAGGGATACCGGTCACGCCGGCTTGATGCGGGACCCGCGCCCTTTTAGCGCGCATGCTGCTGAAGATTGGCCACGCCGCTCGGATCGCGGGGTCGGGATCGATATTCACGAATTGTTGAAACGCGAAGCGTTTGCGGATCCCCAACCGGCCTGCGACGACCACTTTGAGAAAAACCGCCCCTGCCCTTCGGGCATCTATGGCATCAGCGACCAGTATATAGTCCTCGACACGTTCCTGAAGCTGCGCGAGTCGGCGGTCGACCGCGGCGAGTTTCGCTGGAACTTCATGATCCAGGGCGTCACCGGCGATGAGGTGGTTGGCGTGAAAGATAGGATTGACAACGTTATCGAGATCCAGATTGGTTCCTTCAGCGTCCCCATCCTGCAGGAGGTCCCCTATACTACTATCTCGTCCGTCGCGTCAATCGCTATACCCTCCAATGAGTCCAACCAAATAATCCTCTGGCATAATAACACCAATGAGTCCAACAAACCCCCAACGCTTGTCTCCAACACTAGCCCGTACGGCCAATACCCATCAACCGTACTGGCACCATCTCTGGCGGCCGCGTCGCCCACCACACTGTCTCCCTGGATACATAACCCATACACCCAGCTGCCCTTCTTTGGACGGTTCACAATTCAGCTCCGCGAGGCTGGCCTCCAGTCCTACAGCGACCGCAATGGTGCGCGGCACCATTACGAATTTACACTCGCGGCGACGGCGGGCTCCGCAGGCACAAACCCAAATATGCTGCTCGCCCTCCCCCAAAGCGGCAGCCAGTGGGACACCTATATATTCACAGACCCGCTGAAGGATATCCACGGCCTGACGTTGGTGTTCCGAAACCCCGACATCCCAATTTGTTTCTTGCCCGACTGCATCTACGATGCTGTGGTTGAGGTCGACGACGGGGGGACTGACAATGAGTTATTGCCGGCAGTCCTCAGCCCCATAACCGGCATGTGGCCTGTAATCCGCATCAACGCCCCAGGGCACAATCTCAATATGGGCGACCGCATATTCATCAGCGGGTTTAAGTCGGGGTACACATCTCTTGACTCTTATATCAACCGCCCTGAAGGGCTGGTCGCCGCCGGCAGGCCCGATGACCCGCTCAACGCAGGGGTTCCAATCTCCACAGTCTCCACCAAATATTTCTGGACCGACCCCGCTATCAACCTCTTTAACATGATTCCGGCGCCACCAGTATTCTCACAGAACACTGTCACGGTTTGTATTGCAAAGCGCCGAATGCGTATCCCAATCCGCCTCCGCCGCGTTGTGTCCCGCCTGACCAACTATATTGCGCCCTAGGTCCACACCCGCCATTCGAGTGCATGCGTGCGGCCAACTTTTTTTTCATCGGGCGCAACCCGGCCCTCGCTCGGAGTGAACCGGCAAATTGGGTTACTCATCAAATACGTCCTTAAAAGACAGCCGACACCTTCTGTCGACGGTATGGTGCATTGGACTATACGTGCCGAATCGGCGAAAAACAGCCTCCCTCACAATAGTGAACCGCCAGTTGGACCAAATTGAGGGAGCTAATATATACGACAAATGAGAGAACAAGACGGCACGCCGACCACCGCTCAAGAGTATAAATGCGAAAAGTGCGGGACGGTTTTTAGGGATGCGTACAACCTCCGCCGGCACCAGGCTCGGAAAAAAACGTGTGAACCCATTATCAACCGGCCGGTCGACGTCATCAGTGAACACCCGTGCCGCTACTGCGGCCGTTTATTCACAACGGCAACCTCAATGTACCGCCACATCCGCACCCGGTGCAAGATTGCGAATAGCGACGCCGGCATGGATAAACTTCTAGACTTCACCCTGCGACAACAGCTGGCGACACAATCAACAAAAACAGACGACCTCCAGGCTCAGGTGTCGGAGCTGACACTATTGTTAAAAAGCCAGTTGGCCGTGGCGCCTGCGCAGCAGGCCAATGGCCCCACCCAAGTATACAACGGGCCGGTCACCCAGACCCACAACAACACCATCATAAACATCCATCCGTGGGATGGGGACCGGCAGATTGGCGTCGACATTGCACACATCGTCGCCGCCTTTGCCGAAAACACCCGCCTGCAAGAGTACTCGCGCCTCGGAGACCGCGATCTGGCCGACCCCGAAATTGCGCCGCCTTATGTCACCGAGCTGCTCATGGACCTAACCAAACGCGCACACGCAAGCCCCGAGTCACGAAATATTTATTTAAATCCGCGGAGGGTCGACCAGGTCTTGGTCCACAAGAAGAGCGGGTCGTGGGAAGTGCTCCTTTTGGCCGAGGCGACGCGCCTCCTGTTCGATGGGGTCGCGGCCAGCATCCACCGGGCGGCAATGTCCAGCGCAGAGCGCCGCCAGCTCCCGCTGGAAGCGCAGAACGCGCTCTCGATGGCGGGCATGCTGTACGACGATGAGCCGGACGAATATGCGCGGCGGGCGAAGACACCAATGATGGCTCATCTAGAAAACTGCCGGGCACGATAGCGGTTGCCTGAGATGATTTTTATTTACCAGGTGTGCGTGCGCCACTTTCCGCGGAACGATAGGCGCGGCATGAGAACACCAAACATCCTGGGGGCCCTGACGACTTTCATTCTCATCATTCTTGTCGTGCTTGCGGCGTCTGTGGCCGGCCGCGCCCGCCTGCCACGCGGCACAGCTGTCTATGGTGGGGCCAAAGGGCAGCGCCCGATACGGTGGGACGGGCCGGCAGACTGCCTCCCAAAAGAAATGGTCGCTGCGGGCCTAAAATTCGTGCGGGGCATGATTCGTGAGTCGCGCCAGTTTGGCCCGGCGAACGGCGAAGAAATCAGCAAGCTGCATGCCGAGGCCCGGCGCCTGAGTCGCAAATACGATGCCCCAATGAGCGGCGACCAGATTGTCGCGATGCGGGACATGGAGGTCGCAATTGAATCGCAGACTGGGGGGGCGCGGGCCCTCCGGTACGGGCCCGAGCTGCTGGCAGCGAACCGGGGCGGCGAGCCGGTCGTTGCCATCGCCAAGCGGCTTCGGATCCCGCCGATGGCGGTTTTGCGTCAGATTCTGCTTGAGAGCGGGCACAGCCCGACAGCAGTGCGGGCGATGGTTGCCAACCCTGCACAGTTGCCGGATCGCCTCGCCCACGAGGCCCAGGCAATCTTTGAGGCCGACCTTGGGTCCCGGGTCAACGCCAACCGAATCCGTGAGCGTTCGCAGGCTTATGAGGACGCGCTGGGGGACCACTTGCGAACCCTCGGTCTAGAATTCTTGACAGAGAACGACCTGCGCCGCGCACACGAGGCGTCGGCCGATCCAGGCCCCCTCCTCACCCCCGACTTCCTGTTGAGCGAGCCCGCCCATATCGACGGGAAAACGGTTCACTGGATCGACGCCAAGGACTACCCAATGTACGGGGGGCGTCTTGTGGCCCGGGGCCTCGTTAGCCAGGCGACAAAATACACAACTGCTTTCGGCCCCGGCGCAATGGTCTTCAGCGGGGGGGTCATGTGCAATGCGGGGGTTCTGCCAAATGCCGTAAACGGGCCGGCGGTGCTGCTGCTCGACGGGTCTCATGTGCGGCCTCGGGGGGCTCCCGAACCCGTTAGCCGGCGGCAAGGGCGCGGATAAGCACCAATACGATTGGATCAGAGGGATCGATGGCGGCGTAACCGCCCAGGCCCTCGTTGTAAACATAGAAGACATATCCAAGAGCATTGGACTCGTCAACTTTATAGTAGTAAGTGGTGCCGCCGACCTCGAGGGGGGTTGCCTCGACATCGGTCTCTTGGCGCACCTCGCACGGGTCGGGCAGCCGGACATCAAGGGAAGGGTCTTTGTGGAAGAGGGGGGCATTAGTGGGGACGCAGACGCGGCAAGCGCCGTAGCCGAAGAGGTCGCACTCGAAGCAGATCCGTGTCAAAAGTTCGCGGAAAGCGGCATTGGTTTCGTACCTTTCGTTCGCCCTCTCGTAGAATAGCTCGTCAATTGTTTTTGGCTCGCGGTCGCGCTCAAGCATCATCTGGTAAATATTTTGGTTCGCGGTTGCAATGTAAAGGTAGGGCTGGACCTCGCGCTCGGCCGGGGGGAGGCCGTCGTGGCTTCCGATGCGGACGGCACGGGCGGTCACCTGGTGGTTTCGGGCCTTGTCCCAGTAGGGCTCAATCTGATGGGTTTCTCGTAGCCACTTGAGGTCGAGCCCCTCGGCGCCGGTCTTCGAAACGAGAATCGCTTTGATAATCTCGCCGCGGGCGTTTGCAGGCGAATTGAAAGCCGCTGTGATGGAGGCGCGGGCCTCGCCTGACACCTCGCCGGAAATTATGGCGTAGTACCCCTTGGGGGCTTTGTGCGCGCCGCCTTGACGGCGTACTGGCCTTTGCGGCCAGCGCATCGCCGCTTTAATCTTGGTGGTGTCGGCCGGCTTTGAGGAGAGCGCAATATAGTAAGTGCCAAAGGGCGCAACGAACTGCCGCCCTCCTGGATCTTCAAGAGCGTACGCCCCCGGTCGCAGCCGCTTAGTAATTACCACGTGGGGGCTGCTGGTTACCGTCTTGATGGCCGCCGCATCATCCCACGCGGGCAAGAGGAGGAAGATGGAGACCTTGCTGCGCCCCAACGCGTCGAGCAGCTTGGCGACGGCGGCATCCATCAGGGCCTCAACGTAAGGGGGGTTAATTGTCCACCCTCCGGGGTGGGCTGCCATGTCAACCAGCTGGAAGGGCCCAAGGCTCCCGAAGGGCGCGTCGGTGTCCAGGAACAGGCTGCAGAACCTTGTGTCGGGCTTGTCTAGGGCGACCATGCGCGAGTTGAACGGGGATGCGAACCCCTCATTTCGCACCCCAAGCGCGTACAGCGCTGCGAAGGCCTCGCGTGGGAGGCCCAGCTGCTGGCTTCCAGACAGGGCGGCCTCGTACCGGAGTAGCGCCCGCACCAGTGCGGCGACCGCCGCCGCGTGGTCAAGCCCACCCTTAGCGGCACGGGCCAGCAACGCGGCGGCCTGGGCGGTGTGGATTTTGAATACTTTGCACACGCCCCGGTGCCGAATCCGGATGTGCCCCGGGGTGAACCACACCGACATTGGGCTGGCCGCCGGCGGTGCCGACTCAACGGCCGCCATTGCGGCGGCAATGAAACGATCAACCGCTGCACGCGGCGCAGGGTGTCCGGCCGCCTCCAGCTCCTTCAGAAACTTGCCGGCAGCGGGCTGCCCCGCAGAAAGTGCGGCACGGTGGAGGGCCCAGGGGCCATCTTGGGGGCTGGTTGTGGCGCCTCTACCCAGGTTTACACCCGTCAGCAACCAGCGCTCGAAAGCGTTACGGCAGTTGCGAACTGCCGCGCCCGAAACGCCCGCCAGTAGGCCGTTGAGTAGTTTACGTGTCAGCTTGAGGGCTGCCCACTCCCATCCGGCGGCTTGGGATGTGAAAGTGTCAACAACAGACGCGTCTCCGCTGCCATGCGTCGCGTCTCCGCTGCCATGCGTCGCGTCTCCGCTGCCATGCGTCGCGTCTCCGCTGCCATGCGTCGCGTCCGCTTCCGTGTTGGCTTCCGTGTCGGCGTCCGCTTCCGTGTCCGCTTCCGTGTTGGCTTCCGTGTCGGCTTCCGTGTCGGCTTCCGCTTCCGTGTCCGCTTCCGTGTCGGCGTCCGCTTCCGTGTTGGCTTCCGTGTCGGCGTCCGCTTCCGTGTCCGCTTCCGTGTTGGCTTCCGTGTCGGCGTCCGCTTCCGTGTTGGCGTCCGCTTCCGTGTTGGCGTCCGCTTCCGTGTCGGCGTCCGCTTCCGTGTCGGCGTCGGCGTCCGCTTTTGCGTCGGCGTCCGCTTCCGTGTCGGCGTCCGCTTCCGTGTCGGCGTCCGCTTCCGTGTCGGCGTCGGCGTCCGCTTTTGCGTCGGCGTTAATAAGTGGCGCTGATGTTTTCATGCGCCCCAGCGGCATACCAGGAACATAGTGTTCATAGCCTAGGCGCTGAAGAAATCGACCGAGTGGTTTTAGGCCACCAGACTCGACAAACTGCGAATACGCAAGTACTGGGCCGGGCGCTCGGTCAACTCGTTCAGCAATGAGAGCTAGCTTGGGGGCGGCGAGTGCTGTAAAAGCGTCATCAGGCATTCTGTCAACGCTTGTGCTCATCCACTCGCGGGGTGGGCAGAAGTTGCTAAGGGTACGGGACTTGACAAAGTAGGATCGCATCGCTTTCTTTTCTGACCCCGGCAGGGAGAGTGCCGGGGCCGTCATGACGCCGACCCCCCTGCCGCCGGCCCCCTCACCGGTTTTACCCTCGGCAACTTCTTTTTCTCGCACAAGGAGGTACTGCCGGTACTGGTTGTCCCCCATTTCGACCCGCTCAACAACGGTCGGGAGTTCTTCGGGGAACCAGCCGTCGTCGCGGGCCCTCTTCGGCGTCACATCCCCCGCAAGTTCTGACGGCATAGTCGGGGAAACATGAGAGACCAGGCCGACAAGGCGGTTGGCAAGGTACTCAGGATTGCGGACCTTGTGGGCCGCACGATCAACATACAGCGAGTAAAAGATATCATACTGGGGCGGCAGGAGGTCCATCCCGGCAAGCATGTTAAAACACGGCACAAGCTCGAAGGGGTCCTTCGCGGATGGGGTGCCCGTGAGAAATACCAGGCGCAAATTGCTAGCGGCCATGACCATGTCATAGATGCGGCGGGCGTTAGCATTTTCGGCCGACGAGTTGATGATTGCCCGAAAGAAATTATGGGCCTCATCAACAATGAGCAGCTTGCCGTCAAGGCTGCCCGTCGCGCCAGTAAGGTCGCCACGTTTTACAGATTTTGCACCCGTCCCCGCACGCGCCATCTGGTCGGCGGCATTGTATGCGTCCATTGAGACAAAGGTGAATTTTGCAACCGCCTTGGCGCCGAGGTGCGCAATCATCGCCGGCGGCGCGCCCGCGTTAAGAAGAGCAACTACTTCAAGGACGGTCGCGCGGAAGTTTGCCTGAAGGCTGCGCGCGAGCATAACAACAACGGGGCGCACATCCCAGAGGGCCATCGCGACCGCGACGGCAAGACGCGTCTTCCCCATGCCCATCATGTGATAAACGAGGATCCCCCGCGCGTTGCCGTCTGCGCCAATCCCATACTCGGGGTCGCTCATCACGGCGCGCACGAGGAATTGGTAGTACTTGAGGGCTGAGGCCCAGCCGTGCGCGGGGTCGGTTGCATCGGCGCGGGCCGCAACGTACCGCTCGTACAGCTCGCGAAGTTTTGTGGAGGACTTTACCGGAAAACTCGTGTTGTTTCGCTGGAGGACGCCCTCAGGTAGTGAAGGTCGTGATTCTTGTGGTTGGCGCCGCGCCCCGCCAACCACAAAATCGTTAAGGTTGAAGCCAGAGTCGCCCATGGTGCGGCCATATACTACCTGGCGAAAGATCCTAAAAGACAAGCGCCAAACGCAGCGAGCACTATTTGTTCGCGACGTAGGCATTAATTGCGGATTGGGTCGCCGATAGGTTATCGGTAATTGCGTCAAGCAGCAGGTAGTAGCGCGCGGCGTCAATTAATTTGTCGTCACCATAGAAAGCCGCATGGGCTTTTGGTGAGGGGTTGAGCAGTTCTACAAGTATACTCTTCAGGAGCGGGACGGCAGTGGCTAGTGACTGTGCGGCGGCCTTTGGGCTATCTTGGATCCCTATCTGCGCATTGCTGTTCATGAAAGCCATAATGCTTTGAAATGCCCGGTCGGCAGCGACTTCATTGGGGGTCACCCCATACTTGTAATACACCTGTGGTAGCCAAGACGACAACGTACCAACTATGGCGTTGGCGTCGTTGTAAATGGCGTTGGCGGAGGCCATCAGCGCCGCCTCGGCGGCGGTGCACGGCACCGGAGTGGCGCACGGCACCGAAGCGGCAGAGCTCTTTTTGCACTCCGGCGAGTAGACCACACGACCCCCATAGATTACAATGAGTGCTATGATAATTAACAGCATGATGATGATCACTGCGTGGCTTTTGTGCATTGCCGCCAAAATCACGACCCTATGTCAGGCCCAGAAAAAATGCAAATGGGCGCACGCGGCTTGGGGCAGGCCCGGCACCACTAAAAAATGTGAATTTGTTCTCGACCGGGCGCACATATCGTCTCACGTATCATCCCCGAGCGCCGCGGCGAGAAGGTCATCTATTGACAGAGTGGTGAGGCCCTCAACGTCAAGGTCTGCAGGTGCGGCTGCCTGCGCGGGCGCAGCACCGGGCGCGGCGTATTCCTCCCACGAAGCCGAGGCCCTCGAAACCGGGTACTTTTTTTCAAGGTAAATCTTGCGGCGGTCGGCCGCCTGGCTGCGAAGGCCGGTACGGGTATCAACAATGTCAACAATCTGCCGAAGGATACTTTCGTCCGAGCCGCGGCGAAGAATGCGGCCGAGGGTCTGACGCATTCCATTCCTCCTCGGGGTCGCCTCGATGATGCAGGTCATGTCGGGCAAAGAGATACCCCGGCGGCTGAAGCCGTAGGTCGTGAGGACAATATGGGCCCCTGCGCGGCGGGCGGCCCCGACGGCCGTCTTTGCCACGCCACCGCGGAGGATGCTGACCTTGGCGTCGTCAAGCTCAGGCGCGATAATGTCGGCGGGCTGCAGCCGCTCGAGGAGCGCGGTCCGGAGCGCCGGGAGGTACTCACGGTGCTCGGCAAAGACGAAGACGCCGTGGCGCCGCACCTCGCCGGCGGGGTGGGTCGGTGTCGCTGCCGCCTCGGGGCGGGGGCCGAGGCCAAGCCGAATCAGCTCGGCGGGGTCGGCGGTCTCGTGGAGCCGGTAGATCCGTTCGACCTCGGCGGCGACGAGCCGCAGACGGGCCTGGTCCTTGACCACCCTGCCGATCGTGAGGATTGCCGACATTGTGCCGGAGGGGGTTGTCGCCGTTTCGCAGTGGTCGGGGTGGCCTGCGTACTCGAGGAGGCGCACCTCGCCGCGAAAGTTGACGGCGCACACGTCAAAGCCAGGAATTGTCTTTGGCAGGATGACGCCGCCAAGGTGGAGGGGGACGTACCGGTCGAGGCCGTCGGGCCGTTCTTCGGGCGTCGCCGAGAGGCCGAGGACTGCGCATGTCTGGCTCAGCCAGAGCGCCCGGCAGTTGTGGGTGCTGTGGTACTCATGGGCCTCGTCGAGGATTACGGTGCCGAACCCTTCCATGAACTCGGGCGTCTTGTCGCGAAAAGTGTTGACGATAATGAGCACGACGTCGTGGGTCTGCGGGCCGGGCGGCTCCTTGCGTGAACCTGCGCGTTTGGCCGGCGGGTTGTGGTACACTTCGACCCTCATGCCCGGGTAGATTTCGGCGAACTCTTCGACCCACTGGGTCGCAATTGCGTCGGTCGGAACGACGACGAGGGCGGCCTCCCCGCGGCGCGCAACGACGCCGCAGCCGACTCGCGACTTGCCGAGGCCCGTGTCCATCTGCAGGTAGGCAACGCCGCCGCAATGGCCCGCCGCCTCGCCAAACGGGCCAGACTCGCCACACAAGTGCTCGATTGCCGCTTCCTGGTACTCATACAGCGGTTCTTCGGCGACAAGACGGTCGGCCGCGATGCTGCGCGGCTTCGGCAGCGGCGCATTCGGGTTGATACTCCCTTCGAGAAGCCGATCTGGCGCGGCACGGATCCCGTCAAGGAGGGGTAGGCCAGCAGACGTGTGGGCACGTAGAAAGGGCGGTCCCTTGGCGCGGGGAATCAGCAGCACCTCTAGACCGCCCATCCGCTCGATCATGTAGGCGCGGTGCACGGTGCGCGCCATGCCGCGGGGGCAGCCGGGGTGGACCCTTTCCGTGATTGAGAGCGCCCTAAGAATCTTCTTGAGGGCGGGCTCGCCCCCCACGCGGGCGCGGAAGAGAGCCAGAGGGATGGCGAGCCCCCGGCGCCCCACTTCGGCGTAGATAGGCGCTGGCGCTGCCATATAGCATATAGAGTGTCGGTGGTGTGTTCAAAACTCGGGGCGGGCTGGGTGGTTTTCATGAGCCGTGGACGATAGCGGGGGGGTGCACTTAGGTAGTAAACGCATTGAGAAATCTCAACGCTTGTATAGCAAGCCTGTCAAAGACTCGCAGGCCGCAATGTCACAGGGGGCCATCTTCAACCTCGTTCTTCGCGACGAGCGGTTTGATAAGTTCTTCACCGCTTCGGATTACCTCAGGCAGCGGCTCGATGCGATTCGCGTCGAGCGCAAGGCCGCAGGCGAGGCAAATATCCAACCAACCTTTATCGATATTGAGCGGTCCCACACACTCTACATCCATGCCGCGTACCGCCCTTATGTCTCCGTCGCGTCAGAGTACACCCGCGTCAAGGCGTCCGGCGATGCCACTTCCAGCATTAACGCCTCGGGGGGCACCCTCCAGTTCACTTTCCCGACTTACGGGCACTTCACGAGCGACATGGCCATCCACATCCGCTTCAAGCCAATTGGGTCAGAGTCTGCGACCTTGGTGGGGCCAAGTACGCCCTACCTGCGCTACTGCGCGCTGCCCGGTGTGCGCTTGTTTAACAAAATCGAGTTGCGGTCCGACCAGGTCCTCATCGACGACTACGTCCCTGACGACGCAATCGCATACAGCAAGTTCTTCGTCCATGCGGACCAGCGCACCGGATGGGAAAGATGCCACGGCCAGCAGGAGGCTCGTGAGGCCACGTATCTAGCAAACGGGTACACCGGGACACTAATGTACCGCGATGGCCCCCAGACGCCGAAACTTTATCAGGAGGGTTTTGACATCTACATCCCCCTCCAGTTCTGGTTCTGCCGCGACGCCACCCACGCCTTGCTGAACGACTTGATCCCTAACAGCCAGCGCACCATCACCTGCGAGCTTGCTCCACTAAAAGACATCGTCCAGGCGCTGGTGCCCATGCCGGCAATGGGTGAAAATAACATGGCCCCTAACACTTTAGTGCCCGTCGACCTCCCATTCTCGAGACTCGGGATCGAGGCCGACCTCTATGTGAACGGCCTATTCGTGAATCCCGAAATTCACGACATCTTTGCGAGCCGCATCGGCTTCAGCCTAATTCGAGTTCATCGCCGCCAGGTGAACCAGATCCAAAATGTCAGTGACGCGTTTCTCCTCGACCAGCTTAAATTTCCGGCCGAGTACTTCATGGCCGGGTTTCGGTCACGGCGGCTTGTCAGCGATTTTGACCGCTGGTGGATGATGGGTGTCCCGCTTAAACGGACTAATTCCAAAAAACTGCTGGCGCCGACAATGGTTTGGAATGTTGAAAACTTAGTTTGCCAGCTTGTATGTCGCGAAGCTGTCGAGGTCACGACCCTCGAGAACATCGTTAACACAATTGGCCTGACGGCCCACGGGATTGAGATCTTCCCCCAGCTGCCGAGCCCCTTTTACAACGCCTACATGCCAATCCGTTACGCCGAAAATAGCATGGTGGTCTCTCCTGTTGACACAAGCGCGTTCCTTATAAACTTCTGCCTCTACCCGGGGAAGTTCACCCCCAGCGGCTTCTACCACTTGAGCGCCGGCCGCGAGGTGTATATCAACTACAGTCTTAAACCATCGTTCAGCCTCGAGAGTGGGGAAAATGAGATGGTGATTTCTATGTCTGCTCTCAACTTCTTGATGCGCAAGGGCGACAAGCTGAGCCTGAGGTACTCGCTCTGAGCACCAGCAAAAAAAAATGTTGACTTTTTGGCAGACCCGGCTTGGGTCAGGACTCTAAGTAATAAGAATATACGTTGCCAGTTGTGCTTTACTAAAAATGACGCCAGGGGCGTAAAAGTTTGACGATTGGTGTGTTTTTGTTGTACGCGAGCACGTATTGAGATACCTGCGCGGCGTGCGGGTAGCAGCACACAAGTGCCGGACCCTTTCTTTTTTATCTGAAGATACGCATTCATAGAAATGGTCCCCGCAACCAGGGGCCCGAGGGGCAGCACAGGTAGTACCACTCGTATACAAATCGGATGACAAAAAATGCCGCAAACCACTTGATACAAGGCCCCACAGTTAAACAGTTGAATATGCCGCCTATACAATGGCGACGCCAGGTCTGTACATTGCCTGGGGTCCATGGCTTGACATTGAGCACGGCCCCGGCCAGCTCCACAAAGTCGGCCACACGGGCGATCTGGGGGGGCGCCTCCTGGACAGCGCATACGTCACGTGCTTTCCGCCGGAACACTGGCGCTACATCGCAACCTTCGAAACGCGGGACAAAGAGGACGCTCGCCTCCTAGAGACGGCTGTGCTGCACTGCTGCCGCTCGCGGCGCCTTGCCGACCGGGAGCTGGTCCGGCTCCCGGCGGCCGATATCATTGCAATTGCGGCGGAGGCCGCAGCGCGGCTCACTATATGTGCCACGCGCCGCGACGCGCCCGTCTATCGTGCTCGTGTCCGTCCAGCTGGCGCCACCGACAGCCCGGACCAGCGCTGGGCATTGCGGCGCGCGCTGGTCGAAGACCTTACGGTTGCGCCTCCACCGGACCTATCTCATTACATCGACGAGTTGCTGACGATGGACTTCAGCACGGCAAAGGACCATTCGCCCGCGCCGCCCGCGCCGCCCGCGCCGCCCGCGCCGCCCGCGGGAGAATTGCAACAAGAAGACACGATACTTGACGAGGTGGATGATGCCGAGTTTGCCGGGGCAGTGGGTGCCGTTGAATCGGAAATTACCGATAGCCCATTTGATATTCACGCGGCGCCGGTTGATGCTCGGGACTACCAGCACGATGCAATTGCGCGTTGCGTTGCGGAGCTACACAGCGAAGGTCGCGCAATTCTCCAGATGGCGTGTCGCTGCGGAAAAACACCAGTGGCGTTTGGGGTCCTGCGCACCTTCCTCGCCCTCGAAGACCCCAATGAAACACCAATTAATGCTCTTTACCTCGTGCCGGGCCTTTCGCTTCTGCGCCAGACGGCACAAAAGCTTGCCTCGTACGGCTTTGCCGAGCCAATGCTCCTTGTGGGCAGCGACCCGCGCCCAGTCTATTTGGCAGGGCGCTCTCTTGTGATGACAACGGATCCTGCGGTTATCCGCGCATTTGTCAGCGAGCGTGGGCGCCGCCTCGTGGTCAGCACTTATCAGAGCTCGCCACTCGTGCCGACTGACGTCTTCGGGCTGACTATCTGTGATGAGGCCCACCGCGTTTGCGGCGGGCAGGCCCCACGCCCGTTTAACCACTTTGTGATGGCGCCACAGGTGGGCAAGCGGCTCTTCATGACGGCAACGCCGGCCTATGACCCGCCAAGCAAGACAACAATCACCATGAAGGACCGCGAAATCTTTGGTGGCGTTGCTTACCGCTACCACCTGCGGCAGGGCATTGCCGCCGGCTACGTTAACGACTTCCGGCTCGAGATAGTTGCCGCCCCGGCTGCCGCCCCGGCTGCCACCGCTGAAGATTTGGCGATGCCCGCCCAGCTCCTCGCGGCAATGTCAAAAGTTGACAAGTTGCTCGTCTTCTGCCGCAATATTGGTCACGCGGTGCGCCTCTGCGCCGCGCTCTCGGGGGCGCCCCGCCCCAACGGCGTTCGCCCCTTTCAATGCCTCGTCGCCCATTCTCGAATGGGCCCGGGCGGCGCGGCGGCCGCGCTACGGCAGTTTGCCGCGCCCGGCGAGCGGGCAGTCCTATTCAACTGCCGGCTCTTCCAAGAGGGGGTCGAGATTCCGGCGCTCAATGGCGTATTCTTTGCTGCACCGCGGCACAGCCCCCGCGACATCATCCAGAGTATCTGCCGCCCCCTCAACTGGATGGCTGGCAAGCCCGGGTCTGTTGTATTTCTTCCGGTTCTCCACGACGAAACGTGCCCGCCTGAAGACCCCGCTAATTTAAAACGCTATGCCAGCATTATCCCTTTCATTGACGCCCTCCTCGATGAAGACCCGCGGCTTTATGAGCACCTTCTTGACCCTGTCGCGGCCGCCTACCCGGTCAATATCCTCGGGACCCACACGTTAAAAATGGGCCTCGGCACCACAAACCACAGCGCACTCCTCAATGCCATCCGCCGGGCAGTTCGCTACGGGACGAGCGCAAGCGCCCGCCCCGTCGAGCGCCTCCTCCGCGTCGAAAACGTTCCTTGGGACCGGGCATTTGCCGAGATTCGCCGCGTCGTCGAGACCTGCGGCCGCTACCCGAAGACGACTGACGCCTGGGTAGTCGGCGAGGCGCGCGTGTGCCTCCACCGCTTCTACAACTGGGCCCGCGACGAGTTTGCCGCCTGGCGCGCCGGTAGGCCCACAAAACTCGAGCCCCACCAGATTCACAACCTGTTGAGCCTTCACCTGTGGGAGCCTTACGGCGTTGAAGGCCCTTACCCCTGGCGCATCTGCATGGAGTTTCTCGAGCAGTGGCTGCGCGAGCACGGCGGCGTGACGCCGATGGTCGAGATTAACAAGGGCGGCTACATCGGCCTCGAGGCCACAGCCATTGAGAGGCTGTCCGGGTGCTTGACCTGCATCAACCAGCAGGATGGGAAGGATAGGAAAGGCGGGAAGCCCGGCAGCGGGTACGGCCTCACCCCTAGGAAGCAGGCCGACCTTGAACGCGTCTGCGCGCCGTACGGCCTCCGCTGGCGCAAAGAGCGTGATGCGTCGGGCTGTCTCGTAAAGGGCGGCGAGCCAACTTTCATTCAGGAGGCTTATGCCCGCTTCAAGGCATACTATAAGGCCCACGGCGCCGAGGGCGAGTACATCCAGCGCTGGTTCCCGGGGTACCCCCACAAACACGCCCGCCAAGAAAACCTCGCTGTCCAAGAAACAGGCGCAGCCCCGCCCCGGTGGCGTACCGGCCGCCGCGCCCACGCTGAGTAATGCTGCTTGGCATTTTTACCCGCCGAACCATCCTGCAACTATTATAAGGGGCCTTGCGGCGATGCTGCACGCCATTCTTATTATCCTTGTCATCCTTGTTGTGGTTGCCGTCATCGTCGTGGCGGCGGGTGCTTTCATGTTAAAAAAGTTTCCTCCCGGAGAGCAGCCGCCACTAATTGGCGTAACGGGCTGGCTATTGTCAAAAATGATGGGATTTGCAAAGGGCGTAATGCACCTGATAGGCTTGTGAAAGATTTCGATAAGCTGGGAACTTTTTTACCCGCCAAACAATTTCCTGCAACCATACGGGGGTCTTGCGGCAATGCTGCTTGCAGCAATTATTGTTCTTCTTGTTGTCGTCGTCATCATCGTCGCATGGCCTAGTAATAAGCCTCCATCAGAAGGCGGCTGCCCCTCCTGCCCCGCAGGGCAGACCTGCAACCTGGAAAATAGCCGGTGTTTCTTGCCGACCTCCGGGGGCTGCCCGGGAGGCATAACCCTAACGGCCCAGCCGGATAGCACGGTGCAGATTATCAACAACACAAGCGAATCCCCGTTCCACGTGTTTCTTGAGCATTCAAACTTAAATGTTGTGGATGGTAAACCTCCTCTCGGCCCGCCGACTGATGGGGTGCCATGGCAAATCCTCAACGCAAGTAGTACAAGGGTCACGCTGGGCTCGCCTGTTCAGTACTACCCGCTGGACAGTGACGTGTCCGGCCCCAAGACCCCCCCAGTGGCGATTGGATCCGCAACGTGGCAGGAACTAATCATGCCAAACCGTGGCGACACCGCAATTCTTAAAATTCCAAATTTTCCCAAGGGTGCATGGAGCGTGCGCCCTCTGAAGTACAACAAAGCCGGTAAGCCGTGTCAGGGTTCCGAGGGCGACTGCGGAATGCCAATCCTAATCGAGAGTGGGAAAGACATGGTCGGGGACATGAGTGCCGTGGACGGCGTTAACTTCCTCTTGTGCTACGAGCTGACCGCCAAAGACGGCCCCACGACCATAGACTTCAAGACAAACCCGTGCGCGGCCACCGGGCGTAACCGCAAGGGCTGCACCAACCCGTCGGTTGACGGAATCTTCGATCCAAAACTTGTGGGCACCGCGAGGTGCCTGCCCGAGGGCAGCGACCACTGCTGGCTGAGCGAGCCATGCCCTGCCGGCACCTGCAACCTTATTGGCGTCAGCAAGGCGTGGTGCAATGCTGTGAATGATGGTCAGTGCGCGAACAGCAGCAGCCAGTGGTCCAAAGAAGGGCAGAGCCAGGGCGGGCCCGAATCATGCGCCAAGCACAACAAGTTTACGACTTACTGCTACTCCCATAACGACGCAACCTCTTCGCCCTACTTCTCGTCCCCCTACAAGATGAAGCTGGTGTACAGCGACCTTGTATAAATCAGGTTTGCGTTATTTTTGGGCACCTACTATATGGCCGATGCGCCACCTCTTCGTATTTCTTACGGGTCTCCTTGCGGGCAAGCTGCCGGCAGCCGCAGGGGCCTGCAACTCTGACGGAGACTGCCCAGCGGGGCAAATTTGCACTACCGGGCAGTACTGCGGCTGCCACCCCGGAAGCTACATGTGGGTGCGTGATGGTATCGAGCGCTGTCGCGTGTGCGCAGCCGGCTGCGCATGCCCGGGAGGGCTCGCAAAGTGCTTTGGCTGTTCGGCCGGCCAATATAGCCCCACTCCGGGCGCACCTGGTTGCTCCGACTGCAACCCCAGTAACGAGACATCAGACACCATCCTCAACTCCGGTTGTGACCCGGACAACTATGAGACGCCGTGCGCAAATCGGCACGGCCCTCTGGGACAAATTGCCTGCCGGGCGTATCCGCCGAGTCCGCGTGTGATATTTGTGCCCCCCGATGGGGCTGTTTACGTTCCAGAGTACTTGCCCAACGGACTTCCAAACGTAAACCCTCCATATTATGATGCCATCGATCACCGCCCAATGGTCCAGCAGAGCTACTGAGTAGTAATTGCTGCGACAATTGAAGGCGCCACAGAGCTTGTACTCTCGGGTGGCCAATGGTCGCCACGGTACTTGATATCGAAGACATTGCCCGTATTCGCGAAGGCAGTACCCCCTGCAGCTGCACCGCCTGCGCGGCGCTGTGTTCAAACCTGCCCGGTGGGTACGACCCGCAACATTTGTCCGAGCTGGTCAGATCCGGCGCCATTTCTCTAACAACGGACCTTGTCAAAGATTACTTAATTGGCGATGGTCAAGAAATCCATTGTTACCTGCGGCCGCCGACAGTCCATGAGAAACCCGGAGAACTCGCCCCCTTCTTTCCGCGACGAGGGCGGTGCGCAATGCTCACCGACACGGGCTGCTCGCTAGCCCGGGCCGACATGCCAATCGGCTGCGTTTCCGCGCTGGCCTGTGACCCGACCCGCAGTGCCAGTGTTGACAAGCACGAGGCACCGATCGTCTGGGGCACCCCGGCAGGTGTTGACCTGATCCGTCAGTTTGATGCGGCAAATTTCAGCCGTGACCCAAACGCCCCGCTCGATATTGCAACTGTCAGAGCCCAACTCGATCAGTTTAATCGTAATCCGATTAATGCGATGATGGCTTCAATGACCATGTTACTCGGCCGCTACGAGTGATAAGGAAATTGCGCCTATTTTTTACGAAACCCTTTCGCTATTTTGCAAAGAATTGAACTCAAGGCAGGACCAACATATTGAGACGGCGCCAAATATACAATGGACCACCCTGGCGACGAAGATGCGGCTCTCGCAGTCTATAATGCGGCACTTGCGCTCAACGAAGCGGCGCTCAACGCCCTCTTGCTTGACGAGGACTTCTTAATTCCCGACGAGGAGGGCGACCCGGAGGGCGACCCGGAGGGCGACCCGGAGGACGACCCGGAGGGCGACCCGGAAAGAGGCCACCCAGTGGCGGATGCTGCGCCACAAATACGCCTCCGTCGCGGCGTTCGCAACGACGCCTTTGAACGCGAGGCCAAAGGCCTTGTGCCGACCGACGGGGTTGCCTGGGCCGACGCCCGCCACCCCCTTTGGACGCCCCGCCTCCTGACAGTCGACGACCCGCGCGCGCCAAACCCCGCAAACTTTAAGGGCGACCTGTTCCCGCCCCAGAAGGCACTTCTTGCGGCCATGCAAGCGACTGAGTGCAAGCCCTTTGCCAAGGTTGAGGACGCGCGCTGCGCCGAGGAGTGGGCGCCGATCCTTCAGACCCGGGTCGGGCGTCTTGCCGCACAGCCCGCTTTTGGAAAAACCGTGTTATCGCTCGCTCTTGTCTGCTCCCAGCGCGTCCCCGTTCGCCTGCCTGACCAGCAGCCACTAATGACCTACCCAGTTGTGGGCGCCGGACACCGTTGCGGAAACCGCGCAAACATAATTGTTACCCGCGGCGGCGGGACGTACGACCCCGTTGGGGTCGGCTTTATTCCGGAGGTTGCAGTGCGCTACAGCCGCTACCTCCCGCTCACCATCGTTGCCGCATCGGCAAATGTTATCTCCCAGTGGGAGAGCGAGACCCGCCGCTTCACCGAACTGCGTTACTTCATCATCGAGAATGTGCGCAGCATGCACAAGTTTCAAGAGTTGTACCACCGTGGGGAAGCAGCCAACCTTGATCTTGTGTTTGTCAAGGCCGGGCGGGTCACGACAAGCTTCGTCGTGAAAGGCGAGCCCCCCCACCAGGGGAAGTCAAAGAACCGTTCCCTCTTTGAGGCACTCGCCCGCGTTCTGGAAGGCGTCCCGGTTGCCCGGCTCATCATCGACGACTACGACACGCTCAAGCTCGGCAGCGACGACTGCTTTGTGCCTGCGCTCTTCACCTGGCTCGTTAGCGCAACGCGCCGGCAGACGACAGCAAGGGCGACCATTCGCACCGACTATGCAACTATTGAAGACTTCTTCCGCGCAAACCTCATGACGAGCTTCCCAATCCTCGGGGTTGCACTCGACGATATCATCAACAAGGTGTTTAGCCTCCAGTGCGCGCCCGAGTTCGTCGACGCCCACATCAACAGCACAAAAATAGAATTCCGCCGCATTTACGTCCGCGGCGGGCAGTTCGTCGCTATCCTCCGCGACCTGGACGTTACAGAAGACATTATCGAGATGGTCAATGCTGACGCCGTTGGCACCGCTGCCCAGTCTCTTGGGATAGTTGCCCAAACAATTGGCGACGTTGTCCACCGCGTCGTTGGCATCCACCTCGATAAGCTGCGCAACGCCGTCCAGGTACTTGGCCGTACTGCGCAGGCCCGCGAAAGCCTCGCCGGACGCCAAAGCTTTCACGAAAACAACCTTGACTTGGTCAAGGAGCTGCGGGCTACAATCAAGGACGGGTCTGACGATGAATTTGCCACCGCTCTTGCGGGGTTTGCGGGCCTCAGCCCCGAGGCCTCCGCGGCCCTCAAATCGCTAGAGACTTGGGCCGAGGAACAGTGCGACAAACACGGCAAGACCCTCAACCGTATGCGTGACAATATTCGTGAGGGCCGTTGCCAATGCTGCATGTTGCCCTTTGAGAAGGGTGATGACGCTGAGCCGGCCTATATTCTTGCCGGGTGCTGCCAAATAATTGTCTGTGAGACCTGCATCACGCGCAAATTGGGCACCAACAAGAAAGCGTTCATCAGGCGCTGCCCCCACTGTCTTCATGACATTAAAATCAAGACCGGTCTTATCCGTGTCGGCGCCGAGCTTGACCTTGAGGCCGCCCTCAATGATGAAATTGTCATTAACGCTGATCCCGACGATTCTTTGGAGATAAAGCCGGCCGCTACTATTGCCGAAGGCCCTGCTATCGATCTGCTCGACACGTTCAACAACCCCAAGCTGAAAGCTCTCATCCAGCTCATACGCGCCGAAATTCGCATGGGTGTTGTCGGCGCCGACGGCGTCGATGGTGTTGTCGGCGCCATCGACTGCATCCGCGATGTTCGCACGCCTCCTTACGTAGAGGGCCTTCTTGATGGGCGCCAAGATATCCCCTGGGCTCGCGGCCAGCCCCGCAAGTTTCTCATATTTACGATGCACGCTGAGTCAACGCGCCTCATTGCCAATACGTGCGAAGCCCTTGCGATACCTTTCAGCATCCTGCGCGGCGTCCGCGCGCAAAAAGATGAAGCCGTCCGTGCGCTGCGTGAAGAAGCTGATGTCATGCTCGTGACGTCGGCCAAGGACTGTGGAGGTCTCAACCTCCCCTTTGTCTCGCACATTGTGTTCTATCACCACATTCTTGACCGCAACGTTGAGGTCCAGGTCGCAGCCCGGGGCCAGCGTCTTGGGCGCAAGGGCAACCTTGAAATTATAACCCTTATTAATGAGGCTGAAGCCGAGAGGCTGCCTGGATAAATCCATTCAACTCTTATTTTTTAACAGTTCACGAGTTCTGCCTGGGCAAAAAACGTGCGCGGCGCCTTGTTATGTTCGGCACTCGAGAACCCAAGCGATGACAAGGGTTGTCAACATGGTGATGAAGGCCATTGCCATGGTGGCAAGGGCCATTAATATGATGGCAAGGGCCATCATCAGCGTGATGCAAACATATCTTCTGTACTCGAGGTTCCAAGCGATGAAAAGGGTTATCAATATGGTGATGAAGGCCATTGTCATGGCAGCGAGGGCCATTAATGTGGTGGCAATGGACACCAGCACGATGCCGGCATATAGCTCGTATACAGTTTCGACAGCGTAGGCGTCAAACATGGTTGACACCTGATTCCTTCTTCAAATGTGTTTTTTTTGCTAAATTAAGGGGGATTACATTTGAATTATGTTAATGGGTTGTTACCCAAAACGCGGCAATGTCGTGTTCGAAAGTGCGCATCGGAGCCGAGGCCACGCGCAGGCAACTCGCTGCGCCTCCGTATGACGTGGCAACTTTAGCACTCTTCTTGGCGGGCCTTCGACCCGAAACCACCACCTTCAAAGTAGCTCAGGATGCAATCGATAATCTGGAGAACGCGGTGCTTCGCGACCCTAAAGTGCGCAGCATGCTGGTCGTGACCGACCTGAGCCTCCGAACCACGAAGGCCTCGTTTGTCGACACAGACGACTACCTTCTCATGGTCGTGCTGGCGTACCTCATCGCTAAGCAAGCGCTGCTGAACGTCAGCAAGCTGACCATCGTGCTGGTGGCGGCCAAGAAGGACGGCGACAAGACAACCAAGACCGACGTCGTCAATCTCTTCTTCGAGAAGATTAAGGGGCACGGCGAGTGGATCAACTTGGTCCTTGATATCGAGAAGTCCACAGTCACCGTGTGGTACGGTGCCGAGAAGAGCCTCACGATCCACGTGTTCGAGCAGGTCGAACAGACCATCCTGTCGCCGATCCTCTACGACGGCGCGGGAAAGCCAAGGAAAGCAAACGCGGATGACCTTGTTGGCCTTGATTTCGAGGACGCGAACAACAACATTCGCGAGCTCAACAAGCCCTTTCTCACGCACGTGGAGACTCTCCCAGGGCTCGTCGCGTTCCAGTGCGGCGCGATGGACGTGCCGCTCGCGAAACTTCTCCTCAAGCAGAGCATTCACATCGTCTCGGTCAGCGCCGGGTCCGGCGTGAACGGTGGAGACCAGAAACCACCAACAGTTGACAGTTCCTTCCGTGGGGGCCTTCTGTTTGACAAGGCCGCGAAACGCCGTGGCATCGTCCATGACCTCAATACGGCTCTCACCCGCAAGCTGTGTGTCACGGTGTTTCTCCGTGAGTGTGCTGGCGAAAAGGCCTACGCGCTGGACGAGATAACATTCCGGATGTTGGCAGGTCCATTCGTCGCGTCGCTGCCAAAAAGCTGCAGCCCCGAAGAAATAGACGAATTCAAAAATCGTTTGATCCTCATGCTGCGGCTGCTCGAGTCGAATGCGCAGACGTCGCACACTCCCGACACGTTCGTTAAGGTTGTTGCGCAGTGCTTGGTGCAGGAAAACCTGACCATCGGCGACGTGCTGCACCTGCTTGGGTCCACTTTCGACACCGGCGCTGTGCAGTATGCCGCGTTGCTCGCCCACTCGTTCGTCTCAAACGTGATCGGGGTCGACCAGACACTGGACGAACCGTTCGACGTCCCGAGTGCCATTTCGGGCATCACTGGGCTCCGCAACGTCCCGTACTCCGAGAAGACACCCCTCAGTGACATCGTCCTCGCCTCCGGCATTCCCGGGAAGCTCAACCTGACCCAGTTCGCGCGCGACATGGTCGGCAAGAGCATGCCCGAGCATCAGGACGTGAACACCTTTGACGACCTCTTCAAGGCCGTCTTGGTTGGGATGGCGGGGCGCCTGTGCACCACGCTCGGCATCGCTCGCGACATTGGCGTGCTCGCAAGCGTGCCACCAGCGGATCCCACGGTCACCGGCTACGGTATCTGCATGAGTGCCGAGCCCGTGAAGTTTGCCGCGTAGTCAACTCATGTTGAGGATTTTTTTTGTAAAGATAAGCCGCAAATTATCCGACAATGCTGAGCCGTCTTTTTATGATGTTCCTACTAGTGTTGATTGTGGCAACATTAATTGCCCTTAACTATCATGCACCACCTCGACTGCGCGCACAGGGCGGCGGCCTTGCCCACCTAGTGCGGGATAATTGGACAGAAAATTACAACCATCCTCTACCTAGGGATAAAACAAACGACTACATTTCATACAACGGGTTGGCAGTGGTCGGTGCCTCCTCCGGCCCATAATGAGGCAGCCGGCGAGTTTTTTTGCTGTGTATCGCAAAAAAAGAAGTCCAAGTTCTGCGCCACTCGCCTTCCTTTTTATTGCAATTTGTGAAACTAACTTTCCACTGCTGCAACCCTGCAGCAGACTCCTTGAGCCAGTTCAGTTTCACGACGACGTGTCGTAATTCCACGACGACTCTTCGTCTTCACGAGTCCACGACTCGTCGTCTTCACGAGTCCACGACTCGTCGTCTTCACGAGTCCACGACTCGTCGGCGACAAACGCCTTGGCCCGGAGCATCGCGACCTTATCGGGCTTAACCTTCAGTTTGAGAAATTCCTCCGGTTGTTTCGCTCGGCACGTGTGGGCCTTGCGTTCTGCTCGCGCCGAGCGTGCCGAGCGAATTGCCGCCTCAATCGTCATCTTCTGTTGCTAAGCTGATACTGGTTTCAATTCCCACCATCTGTTTTTAGAGAAGATAAATGAGTTTTCTGTCTAGGATCTGTCGTCATTTGTTTAATAACGCCGGCCATCGTCAAAACTGGCAGCCCAGCGGCGCAACAAACTCGAAGGCATTTATGCAACCTCTTTATAAGGCAGCAGAGCGTCCGACAATGATAGACCGTATGTTTATCTTTCTGCTGTTCCTACTGGTGCTGGTTGTGGCAACATTAATTACCCTTAACAGCCACACGCCGCAAGCGGCGCTCGCGTTGCAAAAAATACCGTACGAGTTTGTGACCGGAGGGGTAAAAAATAAAACAAGCACCGCTAAGGCCGGCAGGGCGGCAAAAAATAAAACAAGCAACACTACTACTATGACCGGCGGAGACCCAAAAGACACAACCGATTTCGAAAATAGCCTACAAAATACTGTCATGAGCACCCGCTACGAAATACGAGTGCCGTTCGCAAATGCAGATTGGGCGGCAATCAGCTACCAGAACCAGCTATTATTTAAAATGTGGGTTGATGGTGAGGGTTCTGACAGTAAACGGTTACGGCGTAGTACCCCCTTTGAGGTCAGCAGCCGTACCGGATCCTTCATAGGTTGCTACAAATTTATGTCCACAAGAGATGTCGCCCAAATCTATAGTATTGAGTTCCCCAAACCACTACAGGCCTCAATAGACGAGAACATTGCCGAGTTTTCCAAAATTAACACTATATTCTCCCGGCCGGGTGCGATTATTTCTGGCGTCAGATCACTGCTTCAAGCGGCTGCGGCGAGTGTGAAAGTGTTGATTTACGACCAGTTTAGCAAGATGGCGGTAGACATGTGGGACAATGGCGCTGGAAACCACCTTGTGAGAAATATTCGGGAATGTTTGTCTCAGGCCGACAGGTGCACAAAATATGCAATTTCGGTACTTTCTGCTCAGATCCAGAAAAAGTTACACCTGGACTACCAAATTGTGTCAAAAGATATCCCCAAAATAGCAAATTTGTCGTTACAGCCGTTAATTGTCTCGTTTAATGAAGAAATCAATAGTGCAGTGTTCTTGGCAACCATAAAAGCAAAAGCATCACTGTTTGAAAGCAAGTACGCAGAACCGGATGGATCTGCAAAGAAACCGGTACTTGACGAAGCCGTGGCCGCAGCAATCACAGAAGCAGGCCCGGAAGCAATCAAGGCCGCAATTGCGGCAGCAGATACGGCAGCTGCAAGAAAGCTGGTACTTGAAAAAGCCGTGGCCGCAACAACCATGGCAGCAAATGCGGCAGCAATTAGGGCAGCAATAACGGCAGCAGGTACGAACAACAACAGCCGGGCTGCAGCAGCCACAGCAGCCACTGCGGCGGCCACGGCAGCCGCTGCGGCGGCCACGGCAAAAGCCGCTGCTGCTGAAGCGGCTGCTGTGGCCAAAACAACAAAGGATGATGAAGACCAAGAAAAGGCAGAGGTGGCGGACGCTTCGGCCGCAGACGCGGCAGCGGCAGCCGCCACGGCCGCCACGGTGGCAGCCACAAAACGGCAGACATTTGACGAAGCCTTAGACGCAGCAATCACGCCAAAAGCCGTGGCCGCAGCAGAAGCTGCAGCAGCGGCAGCCGCCGCGGATGCTACCGCGGTGGCTGCCATAAAGAACCAGATACTTGGTGAAGCCTTAGCCGCAAAAATCACGCCAAATGTAGCGGACAACATGGCAGCAATAATCAAAGCGGCGGCCGCTGCCGAGGCAGCAACCAAACCAGAGAATCAGGTAATTGGCGAAGCCGTGGATGCAGCTGTGAAGTCGTTGCAACTTGACAATATGAACATGCGCACGTTTGGATTGGCCATATCAAAAGCAATCGCGAAAGCAAATGCCGCAATAACAAACAAACAACTGGATGGAGAAATTTTGCGCCTGGTCACTGAAGCTGTAAAAGAAATAAAAAACAGATATACTGAGCCAGCAACTGGTTCGGCACTAACTGAAGAACAAAAGAACAAAGCCGCAGAAATAGAACGACAGATCTCTGTATCTTCAAATGCCATAAGAACCAAGTTTGAACAAGAGATTGCGCAAAAAGTCTCCGTATTAGCGAATGAGGCGACCATTAATGGGGCAACCGTTGATACGGCAACCGTTAATTTGGCAAAATCGCGAGTGTATGATAAACTCGTTGCAGCCGCCACGGTTAACAATGACATTGAAACCGCCACCCAAATAAATGCGGCTAATTTGGTAGCCGCGGGGTCGTCCATAGAATCAATAGACGCTGAATTTATTATGCATTTGGCAAAAGCGCAGGTGCTCACAAAAATAATTAACAGCACGACTGACGCCAACGCAGTGGATCGGTTCAAAGAAGCCATTAATGGTGAAATTTACGGCGCCGAGGCGAGAAAGCGGGTGCTCGACGAAGCAATTAACCGTAAGGCCAGCGCTTCTGCGGAATCTGCAAAGGCCCTCCAACGCAGACAAAAATCCCTCAACAGAAATGCTGCAATTACAAATGCAGAAATTGAAGAAAACGGTAAAACGGTCGAAGATTCCGTAAGGTTTACATTCGAACAAGAAAGGGTACGTGCAGTCAAAGCGGCCGAAAAAGAAGTCATGTGGCCGGCCCAATCAGAAATAATGGCAAAGGTTACTCCAGCTGTGACAGAAGCAAAAAAGGAAACACGTCGCAGGCAACGGGAATCTCAGCAGCAGGAAACTGCTATTAAAAAAGCAAACGATGACATCAAAGCCGTTATAGATGCGACCACTGCTTCTGTTAACAATGCGCGACCGCATGAGCCAACATTGCTGATTATGGATGGCACGGCGCCCCCTTATGACGAACAGAAATACTGGGCCCAGTACATAAAAGAGATTGCAACCCTCAAAACAAAAATTGAGGCAACTGGAGGGGTATTATCGTCTTTGGAGTTCAACTTAAGGTCTACCGCGCCTGGAAAAATTTTAACGGAAATAATTTCTCCCCTGCACGATGTTTATGTTCTACTAAACACACTGGTCAGCGCCCGTTCCAGCCTACCACTTAGTAGTGACACCCAGGACATCCTCAAAACAAAGTTAGAACCCTTAATACTCTCAACCTCAATGGTTTTTGTCGGAGCCCCCAAAGTAGAAACATTTATCCCTTTCAAACATCTTTTAGACGAGAAGGTGGCACTTAACGAAACTCCGTACAAACCAGAGGAGTGCCAAGACAAGGATATGAACAAAATACTACTACAGGTAAAAATGTGGATAAAAGAAAATCCGGCAACCGAGGGTGTTATTAAGTCAATGCCGCCTGAGGAAGAGGAGAATGCGCCCCGCGGGCCCCCCACAACAAAATCAGTAGTAGATGCAACAGCAAAAAAGGAAACAGATTTGGTACCTTTTGATTTTAAAATAAAGCCGCCGTCGCAAGCGGCGGCAACAGGTCCAACACCACAAGCGGCGGCAACAGGTCCAACACCACCGCCACAAGCGGCGGCAACAGGTCCAACACCACCGCCACAAGCGGCGGCAAAAGGTCCAACACCACCGCCACAAGCGGCGGCAAAAGGTCCCCCACCGCCACCGCCACCGAGTGGTCCAAAAAAGGCTCAGACTTTAGAAAGCATGTTAATGAAAGAAAGGGTCAAAGCAGTTAGTGCCGCCGCAAAAGCAGACACCAAAGCCAAAGATGAAGCAAAACTCTTAGCTAGCATTCCAAAGTGCAGTTGTGGAAAACCATATGAACAGGGGAAATTAAATAAATACTGTGAAAAACATTGTTCGCCCGCTGAGACGCCCGCTGCAACGCCCGCTGCAACGCCCGCTGAGACGCCCGCTGCAACGCCCGCTGCAACGCCCGCTGCAACGCCCGCTGCAACGCCCGCTGCAACGCCCGCTGCAACGAGTGCTTCAGCAGTTGTGCCGCCAACAACGCCCGCTGCAACGCCCGCTGCAACGCCCGCTGCAACGCCCGCTGCAACGCCCGCTGCAACAAGTGCTTCAGCAGTTGTGCCGCCAACAACCACCATTGTTGAGCCCACACCCGCCGTTGTTGAGCCTACACCCGCGATTGTTGAGCCCACACCCACGAATGTTGCGCCCACACCCACGAATGTTGCGCCCACACCCACGAATGTTGCGCCCACACCCACGAATGTTGCGCCTACACCCGCGATTGTTGCGCCCACACCTGCGCCAGCGTTTGGTGGTGTGGGCCCAATAACTTCTAAGGCAGAACGCCCGGTCCCTATTGCGAGGCTCACTAGCTTCAAAAAATCTAATTTGGGCGAAAAAATATTATACATCAACGAGGGCCAGCCACTTACATTGCCCATGAGCGACCCAGACTTTGACACTGCAAAACACTACCTGCTAACTGTTGACAGTCTTGATAAAGACTTGACCCCTTTAATTAACGAAATAAGTGCTCGGTTAGGGATAAAATTAATCTTACCACCAAACCTTTCCCGTTCGAGTGCAAAAAAAGCCACAGGTCAGCTCTGGTCTTTAGAAAATGGGGGCGTGGGAAACCCACTAATCAAAAAAAGCATGTGACTTACCACCCGTCAACATGCAGATGCCATTTTTTTGAGTGCCTAGTAGTTTCAGCTCATTTTTTCCCCGGCACCTTGTATACACGCCCGGCCGAGAATGGTGACGGCCTCCGCAAAGAAGGGCCAGGACAACAACAATGCCAAACCATTCATCTACCTGGACAACAATGCAACCACCTTAATGCCGGGAAAAGTCGTTGATGCTCTCAGTGCGTGGTGCAACCGGGGCAACCCATCGTCTGAGTACGCAAGCGCGCGTGAGGCGCGTCGGATGATGGAGGCCTTCCGGCAACAAATTGCCGTCGAATGCGGATTTGAGCTCAATGGGCCGAACGCGTACACAGTTGTTTTTACAAGCGGCGCTTCGGAGAGCAACTGCCACATTATCACAAGCGCCGTCCGGAGTTACGCCGCAAAAACGGGGCGCCTCCCGCACGTCATCACGAGCGCCGTCGAGCACAAGTCGTTGCTTGCTTGTTGCCGGGCTCTTGCCCTGGAGCGACTCTGCCAGCTCACTGTCCTCCCGGTCGGGCGGGCAGGGCCCGGCCTCGGCGCCGTCGACCCCGCCGACGTGGCCGCCTCGCTGCGGCCCAACACATGCCTTGTTTCAATAATGGCGGCCAACAATGAGTCGGGGGTCCTCAACAACCTGCGCGAGATGTCGAAAGCCGTGCGGAAGGCCCGCGTCCCTTTCCACACTGATGCCGTCCAGCTCTTCGGCAAGTCAGCCGTCCGACCCACGGCTCTCGGGGTTGATGCATTCAGCGCCTCATTCCATAAACTCGGAGGACCGCCCGGCGTCGGGCTCCTTGTCTTGCGGCGCGCGCTCGTCGAAGGGTACCAACTCTGCCCGCACATTTATGGCAGTCAGAATGGCGGCCTGCGTGGCGGCACCGAGAATCTGCCTGGAATCGGCGCAAGTTTTGCGGCATTTCGCATTGCCATGACGGATCGCGCTGAAAAGTCGGCCCGCGTCCGGGACAAGCGGGACGCCCTCAAGACGTTGCTTGCCGCCCATCTCCCCTGTTTCTACCTTGAGGCCCACCCGGCTGACCGGCCACCAAGCATCGATGGCGGGATTACTCCACCGGGGCCTGCGCCCCACAGCGGGACGGCGGACGCCCGCCGCACCATCGCGCTCGCTGAAAAAGCCGGGACGCCGGCCATTTTCTGGATTGCACCCGCCGACGAGCGCCGCGTCCTACCAAACACACTGCTGCTTGCAGTGCGCCGGCCCGGCTTCTGCAACAGGGCCGCGCGGGCCGCCCTCGAAAGTCGCGGGATTATTGTTAGCCTTGGTTCCGCTTGCAACAGCGCCGACGCGGCCCATGGTGACTCCAGCGGCGTTGTTGTTGCAATGGGCGTCCCGGCAGCCCTTCAGGGTGGCGTCTTGCGCATCAGCCTCTCTGACGACACGACTTCTGACGAAATTAAAACATTTGTCACCCAGTTTGTCGCGGTTGTCACCTCCGTTGCATGCCTCTCGGCCGACCACCTGGTTTTGTAGCGAGCGGCACGGCTTGCCAAAAAAATGGGGCATGTGGTGGCACGCGCATGCTGCGCCCACTTACAGAGCCCCAGCGGCGGCCGCCGCCTCGGCCTTTTCTGCGGCGACAATCGGCTCAAGCAGGGCCGTCTCAGCATTGAGGTCCTTGGCCTTCTGGGCCGCCTCGATGGCGCGCCTCTTTGCTAGCTCGGCCTGCTTCTTCTTGCGGTTGAGGTCAAACTCGTGCTTTTTGCGCTCAACCTCGGACTTTTTTGTCTCGTCGAGCGAGGCCGCCTTCTTGATTTTTTCTTCCGCGAGGTGCTCATGGTAAAGATCGAGCTTCTTGTCGATTTGGCCGGTCACTAGGTTGATCTGGTCAGAGGTGCGACCCTCATCCGCCATCAACACATGAACGACGGCCTTCACATGGTCAGCGTTCATTGTGCGGACGCCCATGACGCGTTGGACAATGATTCGCGCGAGCGTCGCCTGGCGGGCAATCCCTTGGGCGACGAGCTCGGAAAGGTACTCGCGCACGCGGTTGCTTACCCGCATGCTCTTGTAGGGGTCGTCCTTCTTTACCGTCTTAAGGGCGTTCTCCACGTAGGTATAAAACGTCGTCTTTGTGGGGGGGTCGTTGTCGTCCTCGACGTCGTCCTCAGTGGTGGGTGTCTTAGGGTTTTTGACCCCCTTGGCGGTCTTCTCGTCGGCGGCCTTCTTGGCCTCACGGACCTCCTTGGCCACCCGGTTTGTTGCTGCGCGCTCCTTTTTCAGCTCCTCTTCGTGGTCTTGATTGTACTTGGCCCAAATTTCGCACTTGCTGAACAGCGGGTAGTAAATAAGCGAGGACGGCGACCCGTCGTGGAGGTGGGTGGTGTCAACAATTTTTCGGTCGCTGGCAATTGCCAAGTCCATGCCGTGGCGAAGGATTTCTTTCACGGCGCCATCCCAGATGACGGCAGCGGCGATGGGGGTCTCGCCGCTAATCCGGACGAGGCTCTTTGACTTTTCGCCGATCTGGACCTTGAGGTCCCCCAGGTCCAGCCCATCCGCCTTGGCCTTCTTTAGAGTCGTCCGGAGGCTCTTGATTTCCTCCTCGATGGAGTCGTCACCCAAGTTCTGCTTTAGGTGGGTGGCGCATCGGGCCTGCGAGACGTCGACGCCGAGAATGTGCGCCAGCTGGACGCGAGTTCTTTTGTTGGTGTCGGTGTTGTCTGGGGGGGCGGATTCTCCAATGTTGTTGGGGGCCGGGATGGCGGAGGGCTCAACGGCGGCGGGCTCAACGGCGGCGGGCTCAACGGCGGCGGGCTCTACGGCGGCGGGCTCTACGGCGGCGGGCTCAGCGGCGGCGGGCTCAGCGGCGGCGGTGGGCGTATCAAACATAGTGAAGTTGCGGAAGTTACAGGGGTCTGCAGCTGATAGACCCTGGTTTTCTTCCTTTAATACGCTGGCCATCAGGGGAGGATTGGCACCCTTCTCGCGGGCCAAGCCTGGCGCCATCTATAAAAGATTGAGAGGCTGAAAATAACTCCTGATACTGTCTGCTCAACAGAGCGCCACAAAATAAGGTCCTGCCGAACAGGGCGGCCTTATTTGCCCCCAATTGCGTCGGAAGCAACCTCGTCGGCCAGAGAGTCAATCAGTGCATCCATGTCAGAGTTGAGGGAGGCCCCCTTTTCGTCTTGATGGGCAAGTGCGCTCGGCGCTGAGTTGGCTAAATATTCAGGCAACGAGTCCTGGGCCGCAGGCGGCTGTTGGTGTCGTGGCGGCATATAACGTGCTGTGGATGGACCATGTTGCGGCGTCTGCTGCAGCACTTGCTGCGGCGCCTGCTGCGGCGCCTGCTGCGGCGCCTGCTGCGGCGCCTGCTGCGGCGCCTGCGGCGGCGCCTGCTGCGGCGCCTGCTGCGGCGTCGAAGCCGAGTTTGTGCCGGCCATGCGGGCCTGACGCCTTACCGCGCGCAGACGGTTTAGTTCCTCAAGGTTAACCTCTTCAGGGCCGCTGCCCGGTGGAGGGTCGCCCGGGCTACCCCCCGTGATTAGCTTTTTCTTGTCTCCTCGGCGGGTGAGGTACATGAAGAGCACAACAATCACAATGAGAAGGAGAATGACAGCAACAATTATAGCAAACTTGTGCTCTCGAAAGAAGCTGCTTTTTTGTGGAACGGCAATGCTGCCGCCTCCGTCTTGACTTGCAGAGTGGGTGGGGCCTGATGCGGGCGGTGGCAAGGCCAAATCAGGGTCTGTAATTTGGGGCAACACGGGGTGCCACTGGGCGTCTTGTATAATCGCCATATTGTCACGCGCGCTGTTGTCAAGCCGTAGTCTCTGAGGCTTTGCTCAAATGGGAGATCTCAGAAACCTCTATATACTTGGCCCACTGAGACAAGCTGGTATGCGCGATAACCTGTTGCTCTCTAACTCGCTGGGTATTTGCCATCTCAAATCAAAAAAAACGCACAAACTAACTTATGCAGGTGCTGAAGCCGGTGCTGACGCTGATGAAGACGCCGACGCTGATACTGTCGCCGACACTGACGCCGACGCTGCTGACGCCGACGCTGCTGACGCCGACGCCGTTGTTGACGCCATCATTGAAAACTCATTTCTAGAATCTTTGGCTGCCTGGAAAAACTCGTCTGAGGCCTACTTGGCCGCTGTCCGGGTCTACATGGATGAAACTGGCGACTCCGGGTTGCAAATCGTGGGCATACAGTGGTCCGTGGCTCAGCGCGCACTGGAGAGCGCTGAAGAATTATTCCGTAATATTGTTATTGATGGCGGGAGGGTCGCAGAGTTGATGGCAACTGGCGACGCCATAGAATGCACCGTACGTCTGATTGACACCGCGGCCGACATCGCGCTGAATCCCAACGTCCAGGCATCTGTCCTTGTTGGCATGAGCCGCACTTACTCTGAAAACTTGAACAGGTTCAGGAATAACATTCTTGAGGCCGAGGTCGCCGTAAAGGCCCAGCACAGTGAGGCGATTGCCAGCGCAAGCCGCGCTGGCGCCCATGCCGGCGCGCGCCTCACTGTCGAGGCAATTACGTCGGTCTACAACGAGAAGCCAAATAGGGGTGGGCTTGCGACTGTGCTCTATGTGAGTACGCTCCTCTATTTGGCCAGTATTCCAGCAAGTGGGCCGGCCGCATTACGACAGCTGGAGGCAGCAAAAGACTTAGCATTCGGAATTGCGCCGGATAGCCCGGCAGCCGCCGCTGCCGACACGGCCGCGCTTGCCGAGTACCACCCTCTCCAGACAATGACCTATACACCGGTGGCCTTCGGCCCCCCCCATGAACCCGATGGCAACATGACTGATCTTGGCCTGCCACAGGCTCGGCTTGCCGTGACATATGACCTCACCCCCCTCATCGACCGCAAGCGGGCGCTTGCCCACGGCCCCCTTGCAAACACAATAACGGGCCTCAACTTTCGGCTCATCGAGCGGCTGCGGACAATCCATGTCGAGCCCTACCTACAGCAGGCCAGCAGCTGTCAAGCCAACATTTTGGTGGGGCCCCGTGTTGGCACCATGACTGGCCCCCTGTTGGTCACGACCAACGGTCTGAAAGCGCGCACGGTTGCCCCCCCACCCGGCGGCGGGCCCTGGGCGCCCTTTGCTGGCAGTTGCCCTCGCGTGGCTGCTCGTACTGACGCCGAGGCCACCATGATTCTCGCCGCAATCTGTAAGGACCACGCCAGTGGCTGGGGGCTAGACATGAGTGTGCAGTATGGGGTCGCGGTCAAGCGCAAGAATATTCCAGACGGCAACTGCAGTGAAGCCGTGCTCCTGGCGGCGCTCACCTCAGAGTTCGAAAAGAGTTATGATGAAAACCCGCCTAAAAACCCGCATGACTTTCGAAACCTTGTTGTGCCTGAACCGCTCGCCCTGAACAACTACCTCACCGCTGCGATATCCCGTGTCAGTTTCGACACGCTTGACGAGCAGCTGCACGCGCTACACACTAGAAGCACCAGGGCGCGAGTCTCCCACGCGGTCACCGTACGCGAAACACGGATTACTCAGGCAATTCACACTGTTAACGCCGTGCGCGAGCTGCGGAAACGTTTCAAGTCATTCAAGGAGGCTTACTGTCCTGACCTTGAGGCGTTCACGGCCCCCGCCGACAAAAAAAAGGCTGTTGTCTTAAAGGCGTTCCATCGCATAGCCATCGACGCGGTCCGCACCAGCCCGCTCGAATGCAACCCGCCAACCCTCAAATGGTTCGCCATTGTGGCGTCCTGATGCCGGGCAGATTATATTTTGCAAGGCCCCGTGTTAGAGAAATATTGCCCGCGTAATATTAGCGACCCATCCCCGCTCGCGTAAAATGTCAACGGCTAAAAAGCCCGCCACCGCCGATTCCAAGGCCGCCACGCTCGCCCTAAAGCGCCGGGGGCCAGGGCGCCCCCCCAGCAAGCCCCCGGCCCCACCTCTTGAAAAAAAGGGCATTGTTGACTCACCAAAAGACAGCAACAATCGGCTGGAGTTCGTATTCGGCGACCCCAGCGTGTTCAAGTCCCTCTTCACTTATTTTAAGAACATCAAGGCCCGCGATATCCACCTCCGGTGCTCGCCCACCGGCCTCACGTTCTTTGCGCGGGACCACTCAAAGACTTCGCGCATCGTGGCCGTTGTTGCGGGTGAGCATGTGAACTGGCACTACTGTGAGGGCGAGTTCTGGCTCGGGATCAACCGCGACCACGTCGAAAAAATGTTCGCCTCGATCGACAAAACGTTCTTTAAGACCACAATTATCCAAACCCAAGACGACACCAACAGCCTCACCTTTATCTTTAAGGATGCCGAGATTGACAAGGAGTGTAACTACAAGGTCACCCTTTCGGCCTATGCCCCCGACGAAGACCTCTATGAGGCTGAACACACTCTCACGGCCGAGGGCCTTACCGCGAACTTCCCCATCGAATTCACTCTCACCGCGAAGCAGTTTAAGAAGTCAATCAGCGACGCGAGCAACTACAGCGACACCGTGACGTTCGAAAAGCTCGGCGCCCACCCCCTCCAGCTCACGTACAACAAATCGAACATGATGTATAACGAGGTTTACCGTTCCGCCGACAAAATCCACCTGCGGTCGGCGGTCTCTGACGCGGCGACATTCAGGTGCACCGTGAAGATTGCCAACGTCAAATCTCTCGCAAGTTCAATGGTCACGGATGACGTGCGCGTCCTGTGCCGCGAGGAGGGCGATATACTCTTTCGGTCGGCCATCGACGCCAAGGCCCTAGTTGTCAGCACGATGACAAAACTAGCTTAGGATCGGCCGGTTGCCTTTTTGTGTCGCCGGCCGGGCGGCCCGGCAAACTGCACGGGTATTTGAATTGGGCGATTCAGCATTATACCCGCCCACAAATCGAGCCAGGGCAGCCATGGACTTCCGACAGCCCGACCTTGGCGCACTATTTGCGCTACTTACTGGGCCCGCCGCGCTCGAGCCTTCCGAAGAAAACTTCGAAGTCAATGACCTTGGGGCCGAAAGCGGCGGCGATGAAGAAAACAGCACTGGCGACGAAGGCGACCTCGACGCCGCGCCCAGGGCCGCAATGGCCCCCAACGAGGTGGCCCCCGGACCCAACGCCGACATTCCGCCGCTTGCGGGGGTCCGGATGGTGCGCCCCGTATTTACCACGCCGCCACTTCTCACTGACTGCAGCCTTGACCGGGAGCTCAACTTGAGTGATGACCCGCAGGAGGCCATCGCCAATAACGACTACTTCCGCGACGGCGACGCCGTTGACGGCCCCACGTCGGGCCTGTGGACCATCGACCAGTTGGCCTTGGCCCTGCCAAGGCCGTACAAGTATTTCTCCGAAATGACGCTGGCGCCGCGCCACTGGCCGTCGGCTATCCCGGTTAGGCAAGAAGAGTACACCAACCGGTTCAAGGCCGAGTTCCCCGAAGTCGCCGCGATTCTGCCAATTGAGAACGTCTACGTTGCGGGCGGCGCGGCCGCCTGGCCGCTCGGCGAATCCTCCGTGAAGGTTGGCGACGTCGACTTCTTCATTGCGGGCATTGATCCTGCCGACCGCGTGGCTCTCTGGAAAAAAGTTTCCGAGGTTGTGCGCAAACTCCGCCGCGCATTTGTCAACAGCATCTCCAACACCACCGCCCGACACATGATTATCAATGCTCAGGTCCTTTCGCCCGGCGTCGTCACCATCAAGGTGCGCGTCATCAACTATGAGAGTCGCAACTACTCGAAAGAGGCCCCCCGCAAGTTTCAAATTATTCTGCGGGCGTTTCCGAGCGTCAGCCGCATTCTCTACGGCTTCGATGTGCCTGCCTGCAGCGTTGCTTACGACGGCTGCCGCACTTATTTGACCTACCTCGCGGCCTTCACCCACGCCTTTCGTGTTATCATCGTCTGGCCGTCGTACAGCAGCCCTACGTACAGTAGCCGGATCATCAAGTACTTCAACCGCGGGTTTGCACTTGCGCTCCCCCACCTGCAACGTGGGACCCTTGTGAAGAACGTTCCGCTTAAGCTCCCTGACCTTGTTCTGCTACCCACGGTCGTGCGCGGCCGGTTTGCCGTCGGCACCGTCGCGCTGCCCGACGGAATGTCCGCGGCCGATTCGGATTACGGATCCGATTGCATGAATGAAATTAGCTGGACCGGTGACCCCGCCGTCTGGGCCCCGGGGCAGGTCAACCTTCGTCAGCTTATGGGCAGCCGCCGCTTCGCCGTCATGAGCCTCACCAAGGATGAGTACCGCCAAGGGCGGCGGAGCCGTCGCGTGCTGGACTTGAATAACAAAGGACTCCCCTTTGCCAAGTTTGGGACGAAAGAGCCTGAGTTCAGCGACATCCTGCCCCGGGCGCTCTTCAACCAAGTGCTTGACATTTCTGCAGCTGCGACCGTCCCGCGGCAGAGGGGCCTCGTTAATATCAAGACGCTCCGCACGGTCTTCCGAATGAGCGACTCCGAAATTTCGCGCTTCACGGTGGCGGTCAGCGAAGCAAGCTCTCGCAACCCCAGTCACCGCCTCGACATGTCACCGGCTCTTGCCAAATTCCGCGCCGCCGTCGAAGCAACCTATGAGGCTACCCCCGCCCACATCGGTTGGTGGATCGTCACCAACCCGAGTCGCCAGGGCACTGTCAGCCTCAATCCCACGCCTAAGTCGCCCGCCGACTGGTACGGCCCGGCCTACGCCGCGGAAGTGCGGCATCCAACGTCCGAAGAGCTCATCGAGGCGCTCCTCGCGACGCTTGAGGGGCGCCAGGGCATTGACGACGACCGCCCTGTGTTTGACGGCATGTGCCCCCTCTGCCGTGAACCCCTTGCCCGCGGAGTCGCCAACAGCATCATCCTTCCTTGCGGCCACATCTACCACTGGAGCGAGACAGAAGAGGGGTGTGTCGGGTTCTACAGCTGGTCCGTCAACCACCAAAATTGCCCAACCTGCCGCCGCACCTTTTCGAAAGAAACTCGCACGGCCGCCCCCCGGGAACCGGCCGCTATTCCCGTCAACATTGAATGGTGAGTGTTGCGCATTGTTTTTTGATAAAAAAGACAGTTTGTGATTTAGCTGCCGCCTCGGAAACGGAGGTTGCAGTTCAGGCAAAGGCAGAGGTAATTGGGCGCCTCGTCCAATGAACGCTGCTGGACTTCCTGGTATGTGCAGCGCCTGACCTTGCAGAAAGGGCAAGCAAAGACAATCGACTCAGCCATTTGGACTTTCTGGTTGGTGCGCTTGTTGATTTCGGCGCGCTCGGTGGCAGTCGCCTGCGGGCAGAGCTCCTTTGACGACATATCGCCCAGCGCGGCCGGCGAAAGCTTGCCATCAAAGATTTGAGGCACTAGGGTCGCGCCGTATGTGCGGCACGCGCTTGAGCTGGGGTCGAGCAGGCCGTTGATTGTTCCGCACCGAGTGCCGTAGATGTCGACAAACGCCGGTGAGTCCCACTGCCGGCGCGGCGGGTCTTCTGATTCTTTGCTCGTGCGCACCGCCGCGTTGTAGCACGATACTTCAATGTCGCGCGCCACCTCGAATACAAGCTTGCGGTCCTGCGCGTAGCTCTCGTGCGCGCCCATCAACGTCCGCACAAACATGCGGCGCATCGTGTCTCGTGGATCGGGCGGCGGCCTATCCAAGAGGCTGGCCTCCACTAGGGCGTCAGCCGACAAGCCCCCCTGCAGATACATGAGGCCCAAGACGTCGTCAGGGTATGGGCCCACTTGAACCTTGAGCGCCGAGTTTACCGCCCGCACGGCCGCCGTGTAGTGATTTCGATGCGATATTTTTGGCTGCGCCCTTGCAGCCCGCACTGAACTGTTGTACGCCGCGCGCTCTAACTGCGTCACCGCCGACTTATACTGGCCGTCGCTGTATTTGGGTGGCGCCCACGAGTCTTCGACAATTTTTGTGAGCGCCGTGATCATGTTTGTCTGCACCCCCGACCGGAGGGTCGTAAAGTCTGTCTCTGCGCCTGTTGATTGCATGGCGATTTGACGCCGCTGAGGCCGCTTAACGGCTGCCAAGCTACCCTTATACATAGGGTAAGCAACTCTTCAGATTAGCGGTGGCTATCCACAAAAAAGACAGTTTATATGTGCCCGGCCTGGCCATGTTCCCGACAGGCTCATGTGCCAATTGTGGTGACTTCTGTTGGTGGCTGCGGCGGGGTCGGCGGCGCCGCAAGGTTAATGAGTATAGAGATCTGTTCACGCATCGCCACAACCATTTTGTGGACTTCACCGACTTCTTTTGTGACCATTGCGTTCTGAATCTTGACCATTGACATCATCTTATTGATGTTTTCGACCTGGCACTGGGTCGTTTTCATGTCCACCCCCAGGTCAAATAACATGTCACGAGTTGAGACAGTTGCGTCGTCAATACCGGCAACTGTGTCTTCCAGGCCCCGCACTGCCTCAAGGAGTTCCTCAAATGGGGTGCCATTGCTGTGCACAGGGTGCTGCGACCTGGACCCCTCGCTGGATGAACAGAAATCGTCTACGTCGCTGTGGTTAGTGTCGGCCGCTGGGGGGCCTTGGGCGGCAAACAGCTCATCGATTTCAGCCGGGGACAGCTCATCGGCCACAACGTTGGGCTGACTTCTGCAGACTTGCAACACCATTTAATTGTGCAAAGTGCAGTATGAATTGCGCCGGCGTTCTTCAAATATATCATTGTCGGCGAGTTTGCACTGTCCTCGGGGTTGCCGCGCCACTGCTAGAGTGAAAACGAATTGAAATGTCAAAAAAATGGTATATTACGTTATGGACATCGCCCTTGCTGGGGTTTCAAAAAGATGGCAAGACTTGATGGACTTGGAGGCTCTGGAACTAATTCTCGCCGCGGGAGACATTGTGCCCCCCGCCCCCTTAGTTTTCGAAGCGCTTCGGTACGGAAACCCTTCCGACATAAATACGGTGATTATTTGCCAGGGGGCGATCCCCAACCCGTCTGAGTCTTTGTTTGGCAGCCTTGCTTGGGGCGGCGAGGCAACGGCCCCCTCAGGCGACCCCCGCCCGTGGGCCGTCCAAGGGGTTTTAAAGTTCAATGACTCCCTTATGGTCCGTAGAGAGGCGGGCCTCCATGACGTTGCTGAATGGAGGCCCTTTATCGTGGACCTTCTCCGCCGTTTTTGTATTGAACGCGCCGAGGCCGGCGCGCGCATCCACTTTCTCCTCTGGGGTCCAGGCGCGCGCGTTTACGCCCCGCTCGCTCGCCACCACAACCATGCGGCCCGCGAGTGGGCCCACCCCCTGGTCGAGAATGGGGCCTGCCCCCACTTTGAAGAAGTCAACGCCGCGCTGGCCGCCTCAGGGCGGCCGCCCATCGTGTGGGACAGCCTGGCACCCGTGATTGCCTTCAGCGATGGCGCGTGCTCCCGCAATGGTAAACCGGGCGCCCGCGCTGCATTCGCCGCACTAATCACCGGTGCCCAGTTCGGCGCCACTGTCATCCGTGGTGAGGTGAGCCCGACCGAGTACGCCTTCATCGACGAGAGAGATCCTGAACGTGGGATATGCACGTTGCAAAGGGCCGCCATCCCCAGCAATAACCGTGGCGAGCTTCTCGGCATCATATACGCATTCCTGGCTCTTTTGCGCGGCCGCGCCCTCGGCGCTGTCGAGGTCGTCAGCGACAGCAAAATCTCTATCAATACTCTTGAGGTTTGGCTCCCCGCCCGTCTTAAGAATAAGACATCGCAAGGCCTTAAAAACTACGACCTTGTCATGATTGCCTGGCGCCTCCTCGGGATGCTCCGCCTGCAGGCCGCAACCGTTACTCTCACGCACACCCGCAGCCACCAAAAGCCCCCCCTTTCTACTGCGCCCAGCCGCGAACGGCTCATCTGGAAAGGGAATGATGCGGTTGACCAGCACGCTGGAGTGCCACTCACAACACCGGTTGCTGCCCACACCATTGAGGTGCTGTCCGCCCTCGCCATCTTACAAGGATTTGCCCATCCTAGTGATTCCCCCGAGAGATGATGATTATAAGCTTAATTTAACTGAAAAAAATATATTTGAGACACACATCCTCCGTTTAGACTTTTTTTAGGCCCCTCGTTATAGGCGGCGTTCTAGAACTGTTATGAGCCAGAACCCGGGCATTGAGAGGGCAATTTATGTTGAGGCCTTTCAACAGCAGCGGGCCCACCATTATGTCGCAACCCGAGGCGATACGATTCACCGAATCCCCGTCTCTCCAGAAGAGCTTTGGAATGATGTCAGCTCTGTCCCATCGATACCCCCCGCGGCGCTCCTCAATGACCTTCAAACTTTCGGGGTCGTGATGCTTCGCAAAAATATTATTCTTAGCGGTGTGCCGGGGGCCAGCCACAAATTCTGCAGCTCAAACCCTTTGGCCCCCATACAAAGAGTCATCCCAGCAACCTTTGGCGACACGTCGCCGGGTGCTGGGTCAGTGGCTCCGATTCTGGCCGCGGCGCCAACCAGCGCCACCGGATATACTCCGGCAGTTGTAGACGCTAATGGCGTCATTCATCTACAACTGCCCGCTGTGTGGGCCGTTGATGGCCTCAACCATATTGTTGAGTTCCCTTATGGCGTTCCGTCCTACATGGCCCCCCCCTTCTTGCTGACCTACTTTGAGTATATAGGGGCTGTTGGGGGGGGGGGCGGGGCGATTGGGCCCACCGGCGCGTCTGGACCCACTGGTGCTTCCGGGCCTACCGGCGCGTCCGGACTCACAGGCCTCACCGGCCCCTCCGGCGCGTCTGGGTCTACTGGTGCTTCCGGGCCCACTGGCGCGTCCGGACTCACAGGCCTCACCGGTCTCACTGGTCTCACCGGCGCGTCTGGAGCCACTGGCGCTTCCGGGCCCACTGGCGCGTCCGGCCTTACAGGTCTCACTGGCGATACTGGAGACATTGGCGCGTCTGGAGCCACTGGTGCTTCCGGGCCCACTGGCGCGTCCGGCCTTACAGGCCTCACCGGTGATACCGGAGACATTGGCGCGTCTGGAGCCACTGGTGCTTCTGGGCCCACTGGCGCTTCGGGCCTTACCGGGCCCACCGGCGCGTCTGGGCCCACTGGTGCTTCTGGGCCCACCGGCGCGTCTGGGCCCACTGGCGCGTCTGGGCTTACCGGCGCACTAGGATCTACCGGTGCTTCTGGAGCCACCGGCGCGTCTGGGCCCACTGGCGCGTCTGGGCTTACCGGCGCACTAGGACCAACTGGTGCTTCTGGAGCCACCGGCGCGTCTGGGCCCACTGGCGCGTCTGGGCTTACTGGCCTCACTGGCACAACTGGATCTACCGGTGCTTCTGGAGCCACCGGTGCGTCTGGGCCCACCGGCGCTTCTGGTCTTGCTGGTGAATTAGGACCCACTGGTGCTTCTGGGCCCACCGGTGCATCTGGGCCCACCGGCGCTTCTGGTCTTGCTGGCGCACTAGGACCCACTGGTGCTTCTGGCCTCACCGGTGCATCTGGGCCCACCGGTGCGTCTGGTCTTGCTGGTGAATTAGGACCCACTGGTGCTTCTGGGCCCATTGGCGTTACAGGACCCACTGGCGCGTCTGGATTCACTGGCCTCACCGGCGATATAGGATCTACTGGACCCACCGGCGCGTCTGGGCCCACCGGCGATATAGGATCTACTGGCCCTTCTGGACCCCCCGGCGCTTCTGGACCCACCGGTGCCACTGGCGCTTCTGGACCAGTTGGTCTTTCTGGCCCCACCGGCGCGTCTGGACCCACCGGCGCTTCTGGACTCACCGGCGCTTCTGGGCCCACCGGCGCTTCTGGACTCACCGGCGACACTGGCCCCACCGGCGCTTCTGGCCTTACTGGTGTTACAGGAGCCACCGGCGCTACTGGATTCACTGGTCTCACCGGCGATATAGGTTCTACAGGCGCTTCTGGAGCCACCGGCGCTTCTGGCCTCACCGGCGATACAGGCCCCACCGGCGCTTCCGGCTTCACCGGTGCTTCTGGACCCACCGGCGCTTCTGGCCTTACTGGCGATTCTGGATCCACTGGTGCTACTGGCGCTTCTGGGCCTATTGGCCTCTCCGGCGCTTCTGGACCTACCGGCGCTTCTGGACTCACCGGAGACACTGGCCCCACCGGCGATATAGGATCCACCGGTGCTACTGGAGTTACAGGACCCACTGGCGCTTCTGGCCTCACCGGCGATACAGGACCCACTGGCGCTTCTGGTCTCACTGGTGCTTCTGGACCCACCGGCGCTTCTGGCCTCACTGGCGCATTAGGGCCCACCGGCGCTTCTGGTTTTACCGGCGCTTCTGGACTCACCGGCGCGTCTGGACCCACCGGCGCTTCTGGACTCACCGGCGACACTGGGCCCACCGGCGCTTCTGGCCTCACCGGCGAGTCTGGCCCCACCGGCGCTTCTGGCCTCACTGGCGTTACAGGAGCCACCGGCGCTTCTGGACCCACGGGCGCTTCTGGCCTCACCGGCGAGTCTGGCCCCACCGGGGCTTCTGGCCTCACCGGCGAGTCTGGCTCCACCGGCGCTTCTGGGCCCACTGGAGCGTCTGGCCTCACTGGTGCTACTGGAGCGTCTGGCCTCACCGGTGATATAGGAGCCACCGGCGCTTCTGGACCTATTGGCGTTACAGGACCCACTGGTGCTTCTGGATTCACTGGCCTCACTGGTGATATAGGAGCCACCGGTGCTTCTGGACCTATTGGCCTTACCGGCGCTTCTGGGCCCACCGGCGCTTCTGGCCTCACTGGCGCTTCTGGACCCACTGGTGCTTCTGGACCCACTGGCGCTTCTGGACCCATCGGCGCTTCTGGACTCACCGGCGACACTGGTGCGACTGGACCCACTGGCATTACAGGCCCCACCGGCGCTTCTGGACTCACCGGCGCTTCTGGCATTACAGGACCCACTGGCGATATAGGTTCTACTGGCGCTTCTGGACCCACCGGCGCTTCTGGCCTCACCGGCGAGTCTGGCCCCACCGGCGCTTCTGGGTCCACCGGCGCTTCTGGCCTCACCGGCGAGTCTGGCCCCACCGGCGCTTCTGGGCCTATTGGCCCCACCGGCGCTTCTGGACCCACCGGCGCTTCTGGACTCACCGGCGACACTGGCCCCACCGGTGCAACTGGCCCCACCGGTGCAACTGGCGCTTCTGGGCCTATTGGCGTTACAGGACCCACTGGTGCTTCTGGCCTCACCGGTGATACAGGAGCCACCGGCGCTTCTGGGCCTATTGGTCTCACTGGTGCTTCTGGTCCCACCGGCGCGTCTGGTCTTACTGGTGATGTAGGAGCCACCGGCGCTTCTGGGCCTATTGGACTTACTGGTGCTTCTGGTCCCACCGGCGCGTCTGGACTCACTGGTGATGTAGGAGCCACCGGCGCGTCTGGTCTTACTGGTGCTTCTGGGCCCACCGGCGCTTCTGGCCTCACTGGCGAATTAGGACCCACCGGCGCTTCTGGCCTCACTGGCGAAACAGGAGCCACCGGCGCTACTGGATTCACTGGACTTACCGGTAATATAGGGGACACCGGCGAAACAGGAGCCACCGGCCCCACCGGCGCGTCTGGCCTTACAGGTGCTTCTGGTCCCACTGGTGCAACTGGCGATTCTGGGCCTATTGGCGTTACAGGACCTTCTGGGCCTATTGGCGTTACAGGACCTACCGGCGGTATAGGAGCCACCGGTGCTACTGGAGTGTCATTTATTGGCGCTACAGGACCTACAGGACCTATTGGCCCTAGTGGCGGTCCCACCGGGTCTACGGGTGCCACCGGCATTCCTGGGAGCGGTTCGACCGTAATAATATTAAATACGGTATCTACCACAGCGCATAGATTACTGTTTACTAGCGTCTCGACGGGCACAACCACAACAACTCTAAATACACACGCAACCGGCCTAAGATTTAATCCTGATACTCTGGCCCTTACTAACCCTGGTGGTACCATTTCAACACCAACCTTTATTGGTGCACTGACCGGAAATGCGACATCATCGTCACAAGCTGTGACCGTCAGTAACACCACTTCGACTACTGCGCAGTTTTTGACATGGACAGGTGCAGCGGGGGGTGCCGGTACTGCTGCCTTACAGACGTCAACGCCACTTACATATACCCCTACTGAAACAGGGGGTGGAACGCTGCGAGCGCCACGGTTTATTGCATCAGGAACTATCACTGCGACGGGCGGCTTTATAGGGAATGCATCGTCTGCGTCACAAGTTCCGACCGTCAGTAACACCACTTCGACTACTGCGCAGTTTTTGACATGGACAGATGCAGTGGGGGGTGCCGGTACTGCTGCCTTACAGACGTCAACGCCACTTACATATACCCCTTCTGAAACAGGGGGTGGAACGCTGCGAGCGCCACGGTTTATTGCATCAGGAACTATCACTGCGACGGGCGGCTTTATAGGGAATGCATCGTCTGCGACCACTGCGACCACTGCGACGACGGCAAGCAATGCGACATTGGCCGACAACTCGACGCAGGTCATGACGATTAGGAACGGCGCCACCGGATTGCGATACATTACCTTCTCGACAACGGACAACACCGCTGCTACGGCGTCGACTCTTCAGACAGCAACAGCGTTAACCTACAATCCGGGCACGAGCACGCTGGTTGTTCCCAACTTGACGGGGACGGCAAGTAACGCGACATTGGCCGCCAACTCGACGCAGGTCATGACGATTAGGAACGGCGCCACCGGACCGCGATACATTACCTTCTCGCCATCGGACAACACCGCTGCTGCGGCGTCAACTCTTCAGACAGCAACAGCGTTAACCTACAATCCGGGCACGACCACGCTGGTTGTTCCCAACTTGACAGTTAGTGGCACGTTGACGGGGACGGCAAGTAACGCAACGTTGGCCGCCAACTCGACGCAGGTCATGACGATTAGGAACGGCACCTCTGCAACGCGGTACATTACCTTCTCGACAACGGACAACACCGCTGCTACGGCGTCGACTCTTCAGACAGCAACAGCGTTAACCTACAATCCGGGCACGAGCACGCTGGTTGTTCCCAACTTGACG